ACTTACAGGTCATCGTTTAAAAGATATCAGTCCAATTTATAAAGAATTAAATAAGATATGTGATTCTACTATAAATCAAGAACCTAAACCTAAAACACCTTCTAAAAAAGATGTAATAATAGACAAACCTAAAACACATCCTAAAAAAGATATAATTATTAAAACAAAATTAACATCAAAAGAATGTTATGATTGGAATAAAAATAAACATATTAATCCTATTACTGGAAAACGTTTATCAGAAAATGATCCAATTTATCAAGAGTTAGATAAAATATGTAATTTTTGTAATAAAATTGTAACTATACCACAATACTTAGGTACATGCTGGTTTAATGCTATGTTAATGAGTATCTTATATAGTCAATATTCACGTAAATTACTTTTATATAATAATATTTATGCAAATGAAAAAACAAATAAATTATATAGAATAATAAATAGAATTTTAACTAAAAATTATATATCGAAGGAAAAAGCATTAAAATATTTTAATATAATGCGTCCAGAAAAAATATTAGAGAATTTTATGAATTCTGCTAAATTTATGGAACAATTTCATATACAAAATGGAAATAATTATGCAACACATTTACCAAATTTTATAAAATCATTGGGTAAAACAAGTATAACATTAGATAAAGATAAAGATGATTCTTATTATTTAAATTTTTTAAAAATATTCTTTATGTTTAAAATACAATCAGATTATGATAATATTGAATTTGCTAAACTAATTTTTGAATATTTTTATTCAACTTATAATAAATTATTAGAAGAAATAAAACAAGAAAATCCTGATTATATTTTTGTAAATCTTAATGAAAATAAAAAAAATTTAGTAAATATTATTTTATCATCAGATATTATATTTAATCCTTATTATTATAATATTGCTAATCCTATTAATAAATTTCTTAAAATAAGTGGTTTACATACTCAAGATAATATTATTCATTTTAATGGTGATACATATATTTTAGATTCTTGTTTATTATCTGATTATAAAAATACTAATGGAGGACATGCAATTGCTGGTATTACTTGTAAAAATAAAAGATATGTTTATAATGGTTGGATAAGAACTACAAAAGATGCTGGTATTGTAAACAAAGATTTATTTAAACACGGACCAATGCCATGCGAATTAATGAGATATGATTGGGATATTAATAAAGATGAAGAATTTTGTTTAAATTCTAAAATGTGTAGATTAGATAAAGCAACAAAAGACGATGAATTATGTTTTTCATTTGGTAAAACTGACGGTCATAAAACGTTGGTTTATGTCAAAATGAATGAAAAATATAAATCAATAGATAAAGATATATCTAAATCATTAAGTTAATAAATTTATTTTTTTTAACGTTTAATTTATAGATATGAATGGCAAAGAATTTTGCGATAGGGTTGTTACAATTCCACAATATTTAAGTACGTGTTGGTTTAATTCTATTTTAATGACACTTTTATATAGTCAAAATTCACGAAAATTACTCTTACATAATAATATTTATGTAAATGAAAAAGATAATAAATTATATGAAATAATTAATGAAATATTAACAAAAAAATACGTTAATCAAGAAAAAGCAATAGAATATTTTAAAATAATGCGTCCAGAAAAAATATTAGATTCTTTTTATAAAAATAAGGTAAATTTAACTAAACTTGTAAAAATAGGCGGTGTTGCTTATCGTTTTTTACCATTTTTTATTAATTATATAGGTAAAACTTGTATAACATTAGATAATATATCAACCAGAGATTATTATATAAATCTAGTAAAATCATTAAGTGAAAATGAAAGAGAAAAAGCTTTTTTTAATGTAGAAAAAACAACATTAGATTCAAATTTAGAAAAATTTATGAATGAATTAAATCAAAAAAATCCAGATTATATTTTAGTAAATTTTGAAAGAAACAGTCAACATTTTACTAAATACACAACAGAAGATAAATATAAAAAATATATTTTAAAAAATACAAAATTCGAATTTAAAGGTTTAGAAAAATTAGAAAAATATATATCTTTTAATGGCGATAGATATATATTAGATTCATGTATATTAGGAAATTATAATGTAATTAAAACAAAAGGAGGACACGCGATTGCCGGTATTACTTGCAAAGATAATAGATATGTTTATAATGGTTGGATAAGAACAACTGATGATAAAGCTATGGGAAGTGATAGAGTATTCAAAAATGATACAATGCCATGTGAATTAATGAAATTTGATTGGAATGTAAATGATATAAATAATCGTTTCTGTTTAAATCGATCTTTATGTAAATTAAATAGATTAGATAAAACAGATGAAAATAATTTATGTTTTTCATTTGGTAAAGGAAGAAGAACCTTAATTTATGTTAAAATGGATAAAGATTATCAGTCATTTGATGATGAAAAAATAGATATAATAAAACAACCATCTTATACAGGTCGATCAACCGTTTTTAAGAAATATAAAAAAATATTAGATAAAGACGACAATAGACATTTAAAACAGCAATTATTTTTAAAGAAATATACATCAAAACATTATAAAAGTATGAAAAATTTCTTATTATATCATGGAATAGGAACTGGAAAAACTCGTTCATCAATTATTATGGCAGAGGAAATTATGAAAAAAGATAGCAATAAATCAGTTATTGTAATTTTACCAGCACGTTTAAAAACAAATTATATTGATGAATTGATTCCTATTATTTGTAAAGATCAAAAAGATTATTTGCAAGAATATTATGACATTGAAACAACAATAATGCGAAAAAATATATTAAGAGATATATTTTTAAAAAAAATAAATAAAAAATATTCAATATTTTCTTATGAATATATTGTAAATTTATTTAAAAAATCAAAAGATATCAAAACAACATTAAAAGAATTAGTTGATAATAAAATAATTATTATTGATGAAGTTCATAATTTAATAAGCAACTATATAAATACTGAAATTTTGAATAGATTTCATGAAAAAAATAAAATTACATATTCTGTTAAGAATATTAATGCAGTTGTATTAAGATATATTACAACATATGCATTGGAAGTATCTGATAATTATAATATTATATTTTTAACAGCAACACCTGTTTTTGACAATATTAATCAATTTATAGAATTAATATATTTATTAAATCCATTAACAGAACGTACTATTAAAAAAAAAGACGTAATTTATATGTTAAAAATGGATAATAGAAAAGAAAATAAAACATTAAAATATTTAATACAATTTTTAAAAGGTGTTATTAGTTATTATTTTATAACTGATTTTAAAGATTTTCCAACGGTTCAATATAAAACTGAAAAAATACGATTATCTAAATTACAAGACAAAAAAACATTTGAAATTATAAATGGAGATGAAAATGATGAAAAAGTAAATGATTTATTCTTACTTTCACAAAGACAAGTTAGTATATCCGTATATAATTATGATAAAGTTGGAGAAGTTCTAAGTAATTTAAAAGAATATGCTCCAAAAATTTATAAATTAATTAAATTAATAAATAAATTTAAAGGAAAACATGTTATTTATTCAAATTTTATACAATATTGTTTATATTTAATTAAAAAATATTTTGATGAAAATGGATGGGTTAATTATACTGATGAATATAAAACAAAACCATATAAAACTTATGTTTTATGGGATGCTTCATTGGATGATAATAATAAACAACGTGTAAAACTTGTTTTAAATTCGATTGAAAATATGGATGGTAAACTTATAAGAGTTGTATTAGGATCGCCATCTATTAAAGAAGGTATAAGTTTTAAACATTGTCAACATTTACATCAAATTGATCCAGTTTGGAATCCATCTGCAAAAGAACAAATAGAAGGGAGATGTATTAGATATAAATCGCACGAAGAAATACCATTAGATCATCCATTTTTAAAAAGAGAGGTTGTTATTCATAATTATAAATCTATTCCAAGAAAAGAAGGGTTGGTTAAACAAACATCAGACCAACATATATATGATGAAATTATGCCAAAAAAATCAATATTACTAACTAAAATTAATAATGCTTTAAAGAAAATTGCAATAGACCATCATTTATATAAAAATATATCTTCGATAAAATCTAAATCATTTACAAATAGTATTTCAATAAATTCTGAGGATAATATAGATTTTTTAAAAAAAGTTATTAATAAAAAAATTATTCCAAAAAATACATGCCCCAAAGCAAGAAGACCTGATGACGATAATAAATGTCCCAGTGATAAATATAAAATGAAATTAAATAAACAAAATTTTCCATGTTGTTATGTAAAAAAAAAGAGTGAATTATAATGATTATTTAATATGATATCTAAATAAATTATTATTAATATCACATTGAATATTTTTAATTAAAATAATGCTATAACGTATTTCTTCATACATATTTTTTTCATGATATTTAAGTATTTGCAATTCATTAAATGCTATTAAATAATCATTATAAATTCTAAAAATATCAAATAACAGATAAAATATTATAAATACTAAAAATCTAACATAATAAATATGATTAATGTAAATATAAATATAATCATTAATTATTATTGTTATTAAGCATCCTAATATAGTTTTTACATGCATATAATAATATTATATATTATTTATTTTTTCTAAATATGAAATACGATCTGTTAAAATTTGTATTTTATTATTAAGTTCTTTTATTGATTCTACAAACAAACCTGCCATATTTCCGTATGAAATATTATAATGGCTATTTGTTCTATTATATTCAACAACTTCTGGTAAAATATTCATAACTTCTTGTGCTAATAATCCAGATTCTATATTACCTGTATCAATTCTTTCATATGTATATCCTGAAATTTTACTTATTTTTTCAATAGAATCGTCAATTTTAATTATATTTTTCTTTAAATTACTATCAGAAGGTGTTAATATAGATCCAGTAATATATAAATTACAATTCATATTTACATTGCTTGTAAATGTCGTTTCATAATTAATAAGAACTAAATTACAATTATAAATACTATTATTTTCAACGGGTGCTGGTGGCATATCAATACCAATACCAATACAAACAGTATTATTATTATCTATTTTAGTTGTTATTATTGGTTTATCATCAAATGATCTAAAATTTAATAATCCAAATGTATTTATAATTGGTTCTGAAACATCTGATGATATTGCAGAAATCGATGAAATCCAATCTTCATATAAACCTGATTTTCTACCTAAAAATATTTTAGAGTTATTTTGATTATCATTAAATAAGGTGATTGCATTATTATAGAAAGATATATATTTATTATATGTATTACTAATTAAAACAGAATTACTTGTATGAAGAACTTGTAAATTATTATTATTGTTTAGTAAAATATTAGCATTTGTATTTACATTTGATAAACTTATTGATGGATATGATTGTAAAGCATTTCCTAATAATAATAAATTTGGATTTATATTAATTGCATTATTATAAATTACAATACCATTATTTTTATTATTTCCTGTTGCATTATATGATATATTTACATTTAATATATAATTATTTAAATAATTATTTTGAATACCAAATGATGATTTAGAATATACATTTAATGATGCATTTGAAAATATATTTGTTTTAGTCATAATATCAAGATTGCTAACATTTAAATAACCTATAAAATTAGATGATGCTGTTAATGAATTTATATTAATATTACTTACATTAATTGATACAGCATTTAATTTATTTATATTATTTAATGAATTATTTTGAAAAGATATATTACTTGTTAAATAATTTAAAATATTAGAACAATCAATTGTTTGAATTTTAGCATTTGAAGAAACATATAAACTATATAAATCGGTATAATGTGTTCCTATTCCTACATTTCCTTTTGCAGAAATTGAAAATACAGTATTACTATTATATTTAGCTTTTAATAAATTTGTTGGATTATTTATATTAAAGCCAGTATAATTATAATAATATGTATATTTATAAATATAAAAAACATTTGTTGTATTATTAACAGTATTTTTAATAGTAATTATATTATAATTTGTTAAAGGTTGCGTATCAAACGAATAAGGATATATATAAATATTAGTAATACTCGGATCATCAGTTGAAACAACTGGATTAATATTAAAAGTATGATTACCAGGATAAATTATTACATTAGTATATGATATAACTAATTTTGAATATTGTGAATTAGGATTGTCAGTATCAGTATCATTATATATACCAATATACGAAGCTATGTTGTTAATAATAAAATTATTTGTTATTCTATAAATACCAACATCCTCAATAGAGGTATCTAATATAATCTTAAAATCTGTTATAAAATCATCATTCAAAAATGGAATAATTATTCTTTCGTCTTTATTATAAATATTACTATCATTATTATAATTATTATTTAAAGATATTAATTCTTTATTATTACTATCATAATAATTATTTTTAACAATATTTAAATGATTGTGTGATAAATAATTACTTCCAATATTTAAAAATCCATTTGAACCAATTGAAATATTATTTAATGAATTGGATTTATTTTTATATTCAAAAATATTTGAATTTAATGGTGAAAAATTAATATATAATGGTATATTATTATTATCATTTTGACCTATATTAATACAACCATAGTTATTAATAGTAAAAACTTTTTTAGTAGTATTACTAGAATTTATTGTGTAAAATTCTAAAATATTTGAACCACCTATATTAGCAGAATTAGAAGAATAAAACACTTTTTTTACAAGTATATTAGGTTTAGAAAAATTAATATCAGTTATATTAATATTATTATCAATCATAAAATTCGACCATGAACCAAAAAAATTGGTATTATTTGAAAAAGGATTATTATTAATTGGTAAATTATCTAATAAATTACCAAAAATTTCTAAGTTGTCAATTTTAATACTTTCAACAACTGAATTTGTAAAAATACGTAAATTTTCAGCAAATGACATATTTCTTATAACAACTGGACGATTATTTGGACTATCAATAAAATTAGTATATAAAATTGAATTTGAATCAATATAAATATTTGAAGCATATAAATTACTTGAATAAAAATTCACATTATCTTTATAAACTTTTAATATATCTTTTGTATCTGATAATTTAATTTTAAATGAATTATTAATGTTATTATTAAAGTTTAATTCTAAATTATTTTCTAAATAAACTGTTGAATTTGATGTTTTTATATAATTATCAATATTTATATTACAATATAAATTTAAATTTGTAAATATATCTGTACTATTATTATTTACAGTAAATAAATTACTTTTATTATAAATTGATATTGAATTATTTAACAATCCAATTTCGAAGTCATTTTTAAAAATAATAGTTGCATTACTAAATGAACTTTCTCCATAATTTAAATATAAAATATTTGATGATGTTGTACTATTTAAAAAAAAATTATTGGTAGCTTGAAAATTTTGGTAAATATTATCGCGACTCCCTAAAATTATAGACATTATAACCTATTTAAATATATATAAAGATAAGTTTATATTAATAATTATAAAATGGCAAGTATGTAATAAATACTTAAAATGTTCTATTATTTTTTATATATATACCGGATGTTTGGCCGAGTGGTTTAAGGCGTACCCCTTAAGAGGGTATTGTACTATGTACAGCGTGGGTTCGAACCCCACAACATCCACTTTTTCGTTTAATATCCGGTATATATCAATTAGTTTTTGATAAAATAATTATTTCTGATGAAGTTTTTGTTTTATTCATTCCATAACTCCAATTAACTTCTAAAATTTGATAATCTTTGTATAAGTTTCTTATATAGAGACAATTATTGTATGTTATCAACCAATTTTTCTTTGTTTTTATTAAATCATATAATTGGTTATGATTAAAATTTTCATGCATATCACCATTATTTCCATATAATTTTGATTGTTTTTCTAAATAATAAGGAGGATCTAAGAATAATAATGATTTTTCTCTATCACCGTATATATTTATAAATTCTTCAAAATCATTATTAAATATTTCAATATTAGAGAAATCTAATAAACGAATCTTATTTATTGATGAAGGTGTATATCGTTTTTTTGATGCTTCTTCTGAAAATCCCCCAGATAATGTAGAACCACTAAACGAACAACGATTAATAATAAAATATTGTATTGCTTGTTGTAAATTAGCTACATCATTAATAGTCTTTCTATAATCTGTAAAAAGTTCTTTTGAAACAATTGGAATTTTATTTAATTCATCACACAATTCTTCTTTATTTTCTTTTACTTGTTTCCAGAAATTAAATAAAGGCTTAAATTTATCATTCACAATTAGTTTATAATTATATTTATTCTGAAAATAAAATTCAAATGAACCACCTCCAAAAAATGGACTGACTAATATATCAAAGTTCTTTAAATCAAAATTATAATTTAAAATAGCATCAATTACTTTACAAGCTCGTGTTTTGCCACCAGGATATCTCAACGGAGATACATTGTTTGTCATTATTATTAAATAATTTAGATTATTAAATCAATTTTTCTTAAATATTTTTTTTAATCGTCATCAAAATAGCATTTATAAATCTCATCTTCGCCATATTCTTGCATTAATCTTAACATTCTCTTAGGATGTAGAGCCTTATGAATAATTTCTTCTCCTAAATCCTTAAAATTCTTATGAATTAATTCATAATCATATGTGAAAATTGCAGGATTTGATACAAGTTTATTATATACTATTAAATTTTTATTTTCTTCTAACATATCCATTGCATTTGGATTTATTGATAAATTAGACCAATAAATTTTCTCAGGATTAGCTTTAAGAAGTTCAATTGCATTTGGATTTGATGATAAAATTTCCCAATTAATCTTTTGTTTGTTTTCTTTAAGAATATCAATCGCATTAGGATTAGCTGATAAACAATTCCAACGAATTAGTTCAGGATTTTCTTTTAAAAGATCCATTGCATTTGGATTAGATGATAAAAGATTCCAATTAATTTTTTCTGGATTTTCTTTAAGAAAATCAATTGCATTCTCATTTAATGATAAATTATCCCAGTTAATTTTTTCTGGATTTTCTTTAAGAAAATCAATTGCATTCTCATTTAATGATAAATTATCCCAGTCAATTCTCTCAGGATTAGCTTTAAGATATTCAATTGCACTTGGATTAGCTGATAAAGCAATCCAATCAACATTATAAATATCCGTTTTTAATAAGTCAATTGCATTTTTATTAGATGATAAACAATATAAATCAATCATATGAGGATTTGATTTAAAATAGTGAATAGCATTTAAATTTTTTGATAAAGAATATAAACCAAGGTGTGAAGGTTTAATCCAATTTCTCAGCTTAGTCTGTTGATATACCATTAATATAAAAAAGATTAATAAACAAAAAATCAATTTTTAATCTTCGTCAAAATAGCATCTATAAATCTCATCTTCTCCATATTCTTCCATCAATTTTAACATTCGTTTAGGATGTAATGCCTTATGAATGATTTCTTCTCCTAAATCCTTAAAATTCTTATGAATTAATTCATAATCATATGTGAATATGGAAGGATTTGATGAAAAATTATATGAATATATATATTCAGTATTTTTCTCTAAAATTTCCATTGCATTCGTATTCGCCGATAAATTAATCCAATTAATCTTTTTATAATTCGCTTTTAGTATTTCAATCGCGTTTGGGTTCATTGATAGATAATCCCAATTAATCTTATCAGGATTTGATTTTAATAATTCCATCGCATTTTTATTAGATGATAAATAATCCCAAATAATTTTATCTGGATTCGCTTTTAATATCTCAATCGCATTTGAATTAAATACAATTGTTTCCCAACTAATTTTTTCAGGATTTTCTCTCAAAATCTCAATTGCATTTTCATTCTTTGATAAATATATCCAATCAATCTTATCAAGATTCTCCTTAATTATATCATATGCATTCTCATTCTTTGATAAATATATCCAATCAATCTTATCAAGATTCTCCTTAATTATATCAATCGCATTTGAATTCGATGATATTAATACCCATTGAATCTTATCTGTATTTTCTTTGAGAAATTCAATCGCATTCTTATTAAATGATAAATAATCCCAATTAATCTTGTCAAGATTTTCTTTTATTAATTCCATTGCATTCTCATTTAATGATAAATAAGACCAATAAATTTTATCTTGATTTTCTTTAAGATATTCAATCGCATTCGGGTTCCTTGATAATGAATACCAATTTAATTTTGAAGGTTCAATCCAATTCCTTAACTTCGTTTGTTGATAAACCATTTTAATTTCCATTTTATAATCAAAAAAATCAATTTTTAATCTTCGTCAAAATAGCATCTATAAATCTCATCTTCTCCATATTCTTTCATTAATCTTAACATTCTCTTAGGATGTAATGATTTATGAATTATTTCTTCACCTAAATCTTTAAAATTTCTTTTAATTAATTCATAATCATATGTAAACATTGAAGGATTTGATGAAAAATAATACCAACAAATTTTATCTTGATTTTCTTCAAGAAGTTCAATTCCATTTTCATTTCTAGATAAACTATCCCAATAAATATTTTCAGGATTAGCTTTAAGAAGTTCAATTGCATTTGGATTATCACATAAATTATCCCATTCAATTTTTTCAGGATTAGCTTTTAAAAGCTTAATGGCATTTGGATTTTCTGATAAATTAAACCAATTAATTTTCTCAATATTTTCTTCAAGAAGTTCAATTGCGTTCTTATTTGCTGATAAAGTAGTCCAGCAAATCTTATGTTGATTTTCTCTAAGAAGTTCAATTGCATTTGGATTACCTGATAATATATGCCAATCAATTTTATCAGGATTAGCTTTAAGAATTTCAATTGCATTTTCATTTGCTGACAATGATTTCCAATCAATCCTTTCAGGATATTGCATAATAATATCTATTGCATTTGGATTTAAACACAATATATGCCAATGAATAAATTCAATATTTTTTTCAAGTATTCTTACTGCATTTTGATTCGATGATAAATTATACCAATTAATATGTATAATATATTCTTTAATGATATCAATCGCATTTGGATTACTTGATAAATTAATCCAATTAATTTTCTCAGGATTTGCTTTTAATAATTCAATTCCATTTATATTTGATGATAATTGACTCCAATCAATTTTATCAGGATTTTCTTTAAGAAATTCAATTGCATTTGAATTATATGAAAGAAACCATTGAATTTTTGAAGGTTCAATCCAATCTCTCAATTTTGTTTGTTTATAAACCATTGATTGATATATAAAAATATAAATAAATGAAAATCAATTTTTATAAAAAATTGATATAGAATTTAAAATCATATATTATTTATGAATAATATTGAAAAAGGTTTTCAATATGAAAAACAAATAAAAAGTTTAATTATTGAAAATACAAATCATAATGCTTATTTATGGAATGAATGTCCTTAACTTATATTAATTGAAAATAATTTAATTAAATCACCAGAACATAATAAAAATATAAGAAAAGCAATAAAAGAAGGAACCCTTCACAATCATAAAGATATTGGAATTGATATTACTCAAATGTCTTTTAATTGCGGTCATATTATTGCAGAATATAATGGTGGTGAAACTATTGTATCTAATTTAAAACCAATTTGTCAAAATTGCAATTCAAGTATGAGAACTAAAAATATGGAAGATTTTATTAAAACTCTTAAATAAAGATATATTTTTATCTATTATCTATAATAGACCATGGATATTCATTTAATATCATATTATATTGGCATTTGTATTGTATTTTTGAGTCATATATATATACTTGCTTTTGATTCTCCGTGTAATATGAAAACATATCATGCATATTTTAATATAATTGGTGCACTTTGTATAGCTTATTATTTTATGCATAAAGAAGGGTTTATTGTTTTTTAATAATATAAAAATTGATTTTTTAATTATTATAAATAATAAATATGAAACTACCACCTATTGATCCAAAGACTATTTTGAAAGATATGTTAGCATTGACACTGATCGTTTATTTACAAACAAAAAAATTTTATTTACATAAAAGGGTTTAAATGCTTTATGTCATATAAGAATATTTTTTATTATAATAAATAAAATGATTATCGGAGGTGTATTAATAGTTTCAGCATTTGTTGTATATCTATGTACTACTTCCAATAGATATATGAAAAAAAAAAATTTAAAATATTATAAATTAAAATGGAATTCAATGATCGCATAAATATTCAACAATCTTATTAGCTTTATTTGAGCCAATACCAGGTATTTTCATCAATAATTCAATTCTTTTTTCATCTTCTAAAATCGCTAACAATGATTTTAGATTAGGATAAATATCCTTGATATTCTTAGCTAATTGCTTAGATATATTTGGAATTTGTGATAATTGTAATAAATAACATGTTTCTTTATCAATATTATCTATTTTTTTTGATTTAATTTTACAAATATCAATATATTCAACAGTTTGGTCTTTATTTATTCCTTTTTGTTCTATTTTAAAATTTTCAGGTTTATCTACAATTTTAGTAGTAATCAATAATATTAATGTTGCAGTTTCTTTTACATTTTTAGTAAATAAAACATTAATATTATCTCTATACATCGAATGATAATATACACTTGTTAATATTTGCTGACTATGACTGTTATTTGATGCAATAATATCAGTGCCTTCAATAATATAATTAATATTTTGATAATTTGATATAAGTCTTGATTTTTGTTCTTTATATCTACCATCTTTAATAGAACTCAATAAATCATTCATAGTTTTTCTTTCATAAACATAAACAATATCATCAAATTTTATAAGAATATCGCCTAATTTTAATTGTTCTTTTGTAATTTTGATTTTATCTTTATATTTATCTAAATCGCGTTCAATTATATTATTATATAAATCAACTTCGCGATTATCAATAATTATTTCAACCATTATCATTAATATATATATATTTATATTTATATAATAATAGAAAATGCAAAACGAAGTTAAACCAAATGAATGGTTAATGCCTAATCGTATTGGTTATAATGAAAAAATTTACAAAGATTTTAAACCAAGTAAATATGATAGTTTTTTAAAAAAGCCAGCATGTGATTGCGATGATGGTGTGTGTAATGATAAAGATGAAAATACTATTAATTTATATCCTCAACAAAAATTAATAAAAGATTATATACAATTCGACAGTCCATATAGAGGTGCATTATTATATCATGAATTAGGTTCAGGTAAGTCTGGTGCATCAATTGCGGCAGCAGAAGGTTATATAGAAAAAAAGAAGATTTTTGTTTTAAGTCCTGCTTCATTAGCTGTAAATTATGAGAATGAAATTTTAAAAATAAGTTCAATTGGACTTAATTTAAAAAAAGATTGGACTCAAATAAAAATTTCAAAAAAGAATAAAGCATCATTAGATGTTTTAGAAAAAAAATATGCAATAACTGATAAATTAATTAAGAAAGATGGATTAGTATGGGTTCCTTTATATGAAAGCGATGTTCCCGAATCTATTATTATAAAAACCAAACCAGATGACGAAGATAAATTTAATATTAGTATGACTACTTCACATATTATTAAAAATCGTTATACTTTTATAAGTTATAATGGGTTATCAACTAAATTAATAAAAAGCTTAGGTTCATCACCATTTGACAATTCATTCATTATTATTGATGAAATACATAATTTTATTAGTAGAGTTGTAAATGGCAGTGTATTAGCAAGAACTGTTTATTCGCATTTGATGAACGCCGTTGATGCTAAAATATTATTATTATCAGGTACTCCAATGATTAATAATCCTTATGAAATTGCAACTTTAATAAATTTAATACGCGGATATATGTCAGTATATGATTTAAATTATACAAAAACATCATCAATAATACCAATGGACGATTTTAAAAATGTTTTAATAAAAAATAAATTAGATGTTTTTATTGATGAATATAATGTTGATAATGAAAATCGTAAAATACAAATAACATTATTACCAAAGGGTTTTAAAAGAGATGAAAATAATATGATTTACAAAGATAACTGGGGTGTAAGTAGTAATAAATTAATTGAAAATATTATAAGTAAGATAAATCAAATTAAAGGTGTTAAAATTGGTATTCGATTTACTACTAATTTATATAGTGCTTTGCCAAATAATAAAGATGGATTTAATCGGTTTTTTCTTGATACTACAGATGAAGATAATCCCGTTGTTAAAAATGATGATTTATTTATTCGCCGTATATTAGGAACAGTCAGTTATTATAGTATAAGTGGCAGTGAATTATTTCCAACTGTATTACCACCAGTAATTAATTATTTAAATATGACAGATACTCAATTTAAAAATTATGTCGAAGCAAGAAATTATGAAATTAAACAAGATTTGAATAAAAAGAAAGGTAATGGACTATTTGCTGAAAATAATTCTGTTTATCGTGCTTTTACTCGTGCAGTTTGTAATTTTAGTTTTCCAGAAGATATAAAACGTATATATCCAAAAGATATTAAAAAATTATTAAAAATGAATAATGATGATGGAAGTAGCGATGATGATTTCCTTGAAAATAAAAAAGAAATAAAAGCGATCGATGAATATAATACTCAATTACAAGAGATGTTAGATAAATTATATGAGAGTAATGCATTAGATTATGATAATCTTAAAAATCATCATAGTCCTAAATTTGCTAAAATAATTACAGATGTAGAAGAATCACCTGGTTCAGTTCTAATATATTCTTCATTCCGTTCAGTAGAAGGTTTAGGAATATTAGCAGAAGTATTAAATCGCCAAGGTTATAAACAAGTTTCATTAAAGAAAATTGAAAATGAATATTATTTTACAGATGATGATATATTTGATGCTAAATATGACAATAAAAGATATATAATTTTCGATCAAGATAAAGATAAAACGCGTTTATTAATGAATTTATTCAATGGAGATTTCAAAAATATTACAAATGAAATGCGTAAATTATTACCTGATGATTCAGATCAATTAAATGGTAAATTAGTTAAAATTTTTTGTATTACTCAGAGTGGTGCAGAAGGTATTTCATTAAAAAATGTGAGACGTGTATTATTAGTTGAACCTTTCTGGAATAATGTGCGTATAGAACAGGTTATTGGTCGTGCAGTACGTTCATGTTCTCATCAAGCATTACCAGTTGAAAAAAGAAACGTCCAAGTATTTAGTTATATTATGAGATTAACTAAAAAACAAAGAGAAAGTGATTTCCAAATTGAAAAGAATGATAGAGGGTTAACAACCGACGAACATATTTTACAAACAGCTGAAAAGAAGAAAGCTATTATTAATAAATTCTTGAATATGTTAAAGAGTGCTTCATTTGATTGTGTTATAAATTCTAAACAAAATAAGCCATTAACAAACACATTCAGATGTTATAGATGGGCTATTGGAGTAAATAATAATGATTTAGCATACACAAGTGATATTAGCCATGACTATAAAATAATGAAACATCGTAATTATCAAGTTGATAGAAAAGGAAAAGGTCGTGTAGTATTAATAAAAGGTATTAAATATGTTGAATTAAATGGCAAGTATTATGACTATTATGCATATTTAAATGCTGGAATATTAATACCAGAAGTTATTTAATGATTATATTATAATATTAATATAAAATATAAATGAATTTTTGTATATATAGAAAAAATAACAATTGTAAATCTTGTTGTTTTACTTCTAAATATAATAATTATTGCGCTATTCATACTAATAATTATAATGTTGTTTATGATATTATAAATAAAGCAATTGGGAGAAATGATATAAATTCGTGTGAATTGTATAATATTTTTAAGTATATTTATAATTCAAATGATATTTATACAAAAGAATTTATATTTAAGGCATGTTTAAAAACCTTATTTTCAAGTAATAAGGTTTTATTATCTCATTATAAAAACTTAAAAAAAACAAATGACATTATTGATAGTGTTTTTCAATTAAATTTCAAAACTTATTTAATTGAAAAAGAAAATCTTGATAAAATAAATAAATTAAATAATATTTTTATTTATAATAAACTAAAAAAACATATTTTTAATAGTAAAATTATTTTAAATAATGCAGAAGATCCTTTTACAATGGATAATATTAATGATATAGATAAAAAAAAGTTATTTATTTATAATGAAAATAATACAAATTATTTTTTTATAGCAACTGAATTAAAATACTTTATTGATACAAATGGTAAATGGAATCCTTATACAAAACAAGAAATACCCGATAATGTTATTAAAAGTTTAAATGATTTTATTAATTATTTTAAATTAAATCCTCATCATAAAATTAATAGATTTGAATGGAGTTCAATTCATCAAGCATATACAGATGTATCACAAATAATTGAGAAAATTGGTTTTTATAATGATACGCGTTGGTTTTTAAAATTAACATCTATTCAAATTAAAAATATAATAAAAACATTTAAATTAGTTTCGCGTAATAATGAAGAATCGAATGAATATTTTGTAAATATAACTGACAATAATATATTTTATGATTTTGCAAGAGAAATAATAAGATTATTTGAAAATGGCAATGAACGTTTTATGTTATGTTGTAATTTTATAAAATCGATTGCTTTATACAATGATGATTTTTATAATAATATACCAGATTGGATGGTTGATATAGAAACGCCTAATTTAATAACAATCGAACAAATGACATTTAATGCTAGTAATTTAATTAGTAATACTATGGAAATTTTATATTTCATTAATATAATGAATAATGAATAACGAAGAAAAAAAGAAGAAAATGCCAGAATTTTTATATACAATGAAATTTAAAACAGCATTAATAGGGTTTGTTTTATATTTATTATTAACAAATAATTATGCTTTTAAATTTCTTAATATGATATTTAATAATTGGATATTATTATTAAATGACAAAAATGAACCAACTATACTAGCAAAAATAATTATGGCTAGTATTATAGCAGTTGTTTTATTTATTTTTTAGTTGTTTTTCTTCCTCTTGTAGTTTTAACAGGTTCTTCCTTAGTTTGTTCTTGATCTTGTTGAACTGATTCAGGATCGCTATTCTCTTCATCATCACTATTTGCAATTGTAGTTTCTAACTTAATATTTTCAAGTCTTGGTGTGAGCGATTCTTCTTCATCGTCTTCCTCCTCTTCTTTAACAGCTTTTTCAGTATCACTATCTTCGATAAATGTAATCTTATTACTTGATGAAAGTTGGAATTTACCCGATACAATTTTCCAAGTTAGTCCATATTTACCACCTGCAATCCAGATTCCAGTCATTTCAATAATGAGTTGTGTTTTACCACCTTTTAGTTTTGTCATAATATCTTTGAATTCAATATCATTATTCTCCATATCAAGAGCATCAAATGTAAATTTGTCATTTACCTCATCATAAGGAAACTTAGCTTTGAATGTAGGAGGATATTTACCAACTGGTTTTCCAGTCTTTTGATCTTTATCAATTTTAATCATTGGAGAAAACATACGAGCAACGAATGCTTTATTTCCATCATAATCATCCTTAAACCACGGCTCGCGGTTATCGAATGCTTTGTCAATAATTTCTTGTTCGATTTCTTTCATTTTGTCAAGGAATGATTGAATCTTTGGATTTTCCTCAACGCCTTTGAATGAAATAGTTAGATCATATTTCTTTGGTTTTTTAGGATCAGTCAATTTAGCATTCTTATCTTCATATCCTTCTCCGATACCATAAGGCATATACATTACAGGAGTTTGAATACGAAGTTTTTGTGATCCATAATTTACATAAATACTTTTTGACCCAGATGACAATGTTTTCATTTCAGAAAATTTGAATTTTGATACATCTACATTTTTGGGTAAGATTGGTGAACTCATTGTTATTTATTATATCTATCTGATAAATCTTTAAATAAAAATAATCATTTTTTTTATTTTTGTATTATATAAAAAAAATGACATATATCTATTTAACAATATTTTATAATGACTACTACTTCAAATACTAATAATAAACATGAAATTCGCAATAAATTACGAGAATTACTTATTAATGATATTAAATTAGAAGAATTAGAAGCAACTGATTTAGAAATTGGCATATTTAATTCAACTATTGATTATGCAAATTCATTAAAAATTCCACTTTCATGGGCTAGTGATTTATTTACAGATAGTTATCTTAATATTGCTCGTTCAATTTATTCAAATTTAAACAAAGATACATATGTAAAAAATAAAGAACTAATTGAGCGTTTAAAAAATAAAGAATTTATCCCACATAAATTGCCTTACATGAGTTGTGAAGAAATTTTTCCAGAAAGATGGGAAGCTATTATTGAAAAACAAAAACTTAAATTTAAGGCTGCATATGAAATTAAACAAGTATCTATGACTGATACAATTAAATGTGGTAAATGTAAAAACAATAAGATATCATATTATGAATTACAAACAAGAAGTGGAGATGAAGCAATTACACAATTCTATAATTGTATTATTTGCGGTCATAAATGGAAAAATTAATATTCATATATATAGAATAATGTATAATAGTATAAAAATAAAATTAAATAGTAAAGAATATTTATGGGTTGTTATTATTTCAAAAAAACTAATATTAATAAATATGAATGAAATTAGTAATATTCAAACAATATGGAATATGATATATATAAGCACTTTTTTTACAGAAATACAAAAAAATAAATTAAAAGATGTTTTATATAATATTTGTATTAAATTTATTAATTATAGAAAATTAGGTGTTTGTAATTCTAAAACATACAAAAATTATAAAACTGAAATGAATAATTTATTTAAAGATTTTATAATTCCATTTCTTAAATCTAAATACAAAATAAAAATAGATGGATTTATTTATTTAAATAATAATAGTACTTATAATATAAATTTACTATAATTTATCTGAAATTTTTAATTCTTCATTTAAATATTTGTTAATATCATATTTAAGTGTATAATAAAATACATTAAAAAATTTTAAAAATTGCTTACACCATTTATAACTATCATGGTCTGGTGCGTATATTATTATTTTTATATTAATGTTTTCTTGATAATATTTTAAATATTGCTCGTGAATATTATTGTATATTTCTAAATTAAAATTATCCTTATCTTTTTTACTAATTATAGGTCCATTACAAATTAAATAATTATTTTCATCATAGTCATTGAACGTTTTCATAACAAGACTTATTTCAGGTAATAAATTTCTTTCAGTATAAAAATTATTACAATTAGTAAATTTATATACAATATAAGACATATATGAACTCTTTAAATAAATATATAAAATCAATTTTTAAATAATAAAATAAGTGAAATAATGCAAGGATTAAATAATCTCGGTGCTACTTGTGCTATTAATAGTTTTTTACAATTAATTTATAGATGTGATAAATTAAAAACAGTTATATTAAATTCAGATACAGCAGAAGAAACAATTACATATGAAATAAAAGATTTATTTAAAGTTCTTGATTCATCAAATAATTCAGTACATCCTGCTAGATTCATACATAATTTTTACAATATTTTTAAAGATATTTTTAGACGTTTCGAGCAAAATGATATATGTGAAATATATTTATTTATTATACAAAAAATTCATGATGAAACATCCCAAATAATAAATTACAATCATGAATTCAAAAATATTTTTGAAGAACATGCATATAAGATTGCAAAACATAATGAATTTAAAAAAAGTCCTATTTTAGACTTACTACAAGGTTCTTATTTACATTCAGTTGAATGTTTAGAATGCGGACATATCAATAGAGATTTTGAACCATTCATTTATATAGCATTAGATGTTAACGAAGAAGGGACAATACACGAATTATTACATAAACAATTTATAAATGAAATTAGAGGTAAAGATGAATGGATTTGTGATAAATGTAAGAAAAATTGTTCTTATAATAAGAAAACTATTGTATGGAAATCACCTGAAATATTATTTATTTCATTAAATCGTTTTCAAAAAAATAACACATATATAACTACAAATATTAAACTTAATTTTGAAAAGGACTATTTATTAAATGGTATAGGATTTCATCATGGTAGTCTAGAAGGAGGTCATTATAATGCTATCTGTATTAATAAAGAATTAAAAAAATTTATTATGTATGATGATAATATTGTTAATGAAATTTCAAATGACATAATTGAAAATGTATTAAAATCATCAAATTCTTATTTAATAGTTTATGTATAAATTTATAATGATTTAATTTTTGATCGTAATTCTTTAATTTCTGAACGTATTTGTTTATTGGATAATAATAATTCTTTATTTATTTCTAATAATTCTTTAATTTTATCATTATTTTTCTTTTTAACATCAATAGAAACAGATTTTTTCTCACTAATTTTTTTAACACTATTACTATTTATTGGAGTTGAATTATACTTATGATCTATTGGTTTAAAAAAATATAATTTTGCATCTTTTGATTTTCTTTTTGAACTACCTAGTGTATTATACATATTTAATGAATCTTGTTTAACAGATGATTCTAAATTTCTATCAATTGATTTGGTAGAAGTATTTTTAACATATAATAATATTCGTAAACCTTTTCCAAAAGAAAAACATAAATCTTGTCTAGTAAATTCTATTTTATCTAAAGAACAAGCGCTTGGATTTAAACAAAATTTTTCATTTGGATTATTAATATTCCAATCATATTTCATTAAAAAACAAGGTAAATTATTTGCTTCTCCATTTATTTGCTGCATAGCTGGATCAACTGTTGTTTGAGTCCATCCATTATAAACATATCTAGTATTTTTACATAAAACACCAGCAATTGCATGTGCTACTGGTAATTGATTATAATTACATAAAATACACGAATTTAATGAATATGTTTCTCCATTATAAGTAATTTCATTTCTTAATTCATATAATTTTCTATCAAAATTTATATTATAATTCACTAATTTTATCGCATGTGCTATTTGAGGCGTATGAATAGCTCTGTCTAAATATGATGTATATAAATGTTTTCCACCATTTTCAATAACATTATCCCACATATTTACACATATATAATCTGGACTGTAAGAAATATTTTCAACATTATTTTTAATATCATATGCAAATGCACGTGGATCTGGGATACCATAATGTTCTAACTGATTAAATATAATTATTTTTCCATAATTATCTAAATTATGATGTAATTGTTCGTTAATTCCAACATAAAAGTTCTTATTATAATAATCAAGTGTTAAACATGATTTACCTATTTTTCTTATAAGCTTAGGCAAAAAAATATATGGATATGCTCCATTTGTTTTCATATCATTAAGAATTCTAGGTTCATATATACCAACATGATCTAATATATATTCATTTGTATATTTCATATAAAAATCGCGTGTTTTTTTTGAATTTAAATAATATGATTTTAAAATTTCATCAAATATATAATGTAAACCATCTGTTTGTTTATTTTTTTCAAAATGTGTATATAATAATTTACGCGAATATTGACTATATAATAAAGACATCAATATTGCTGTGAACCAACAAGTGCCACCTGTTTGAGGTATTGTAACAACTTTATTACAAAAATTAATAGCATCCATATCTATATTAATTATTTATTTTTGTAATACATAAATTAAAATTTTATTTGAATTATCATCTTTTATCCAATTATATTTATTTATTTCAATATTACCAGCATTTAATGCCGATAAACCATTATACACATATTTTGTGTTTTTAATTGTTATTCCAGATTTTATATCATCATCTATAATTATACATGAATCTAATATATATTTTTTTCCATTTAAAATTGCAAATTTACCTTTGAGCTTTATGTCTTTAAATTTAATTGTTTCGTTTATTTCTTTATTATCATAAATTAATAAATAATCAGGTATATAATTAATATTTATTAATTTATATAAAAAAATATCATCTGATTTTCTTTTTTTATATAATATAATTGATGATTTATTAATAATTTTTATAAATTCAGATAATTCTTTTATTGGATTATTTGATTTAATATGTGTCATTAAATAATCATAATATGATTTTGCATTATGTCTCGATATTATTTTATTTTTAATTATTTTTTTAATTATGTTTGATAATTTTTTATCTTTTATTTTATTTATTTTTAATAATAAATAATTACGCGAATAATCACTTAATAATATTGAATATAATATAGAATTAAATAATTTATTATAATTTACACCACCAAGAAGGGGGACTTTTTGTTTAACATAAATTAAAACTCTTAAACCTTTACCAAATGAAAATGAAAAATCATTTATTAATGGTTTTTTACTATCAATTTGTATTAAAGTACAAATTTTTTCATCTGATCTAAATGCTATATCATCATTATTAACATCCCAATCATGATTAATTACAGGGCAAGAAAAAAACTCTTGAATTCCACTATCATTAATAGAATTAAATATACTACTATCATATACAAATTTTTGATCTTTACATCTTATACCAGCAATTACGTGTCCTCCTAAATTATTTGTTGTTGTATCAGCTGCGTTATAATTGCCTAAAATACATGAATCTAATATATATTTATTGCCATAATAATTAATTTCTTCCATTATTTTTTTATTTGTATCAAAAATAGTAATATTATTGCTAATATATTGAGATGCAACATCTATACCATATTTTTGTATTAAATAATTTTTATTATTATCAAAAAAATTATCATAATCAGCACCAATTGTTATTATTATATAATCTGGATTATATAATGATTTACTTTCTTGAATTAATGAATCCCATAATTGTAATTCTGTAAAATAGTTTCTTACATCTTGTTTATAATTATAAATAAATTTACTAATATTATAATTACTAAAATAGCCTTTTGAAATATCATGTGAATAATCTAATGATATATATGTTTTTCCTAATACTTTAATAAAAAATGGTAAAAAACACTGAGGATAAAAAGCAGCGGTTGGATCAATATTTAAATTATAATTAGATACTAATAATTTTATTAAATTCTCTGGTTTAAAATATAAATTAAATAAACGTAATGTATCTATAGAATTTTTATAATTATATTTCAATATAGTATTTATTATATTATAAAAAACATTTGTATGTTGTTCTATTTCAAATTTATTATCATTTAATAATAATTCTCGTGAATACTGACTATATAAAATTGTTGTTAATATTGTATTAAACCAACATGTATCAGTAAATTGTGGTATTGTAAATACTGTAGAACATTCGAATATTGATATTTGTTTTTCTTGAATTTTTTTTTGTTTTATTAAAACATCATGACTATTTTTGATATCATTTAATCTATTTAAGTCTAAATCATATTTACTATCATTAATAACCCCATTTTCTTTACATGCAATAATAGCATTTAATATAATATCATACTCTTGTTGAAAATATTGCGATTCTGGTTTAATTAAATCAAACATTTTTTCATATTCTTGTTTTTTATAATTAAAATGTTGTTCTTTTTCTTTTAATATTTTATTATTTATATATAAACTATTTTTGATAAATTTATTTTGTAATAAATTTTTAAATTTTTTCTTTAAAAATGTATCTGTAATAAATGTATTGATATTAATAAATAACTCAGTATATTTAGTATAAAATAATTCATCTTTTATATTTAATAATTGAATTTCGTCAAACAATTCTTTATTTTTAGAAAAAATATCTATTTTTTTTTTAATATCACTATTAATATGCATATCATTATATGGTTTAATAGTTCGTAATGATCTAGTATTATTTTTTGTAATTTTACTCATAAAAAATTTATATCTATATTACGTAAATAATATTTTTTTTAAATAAATAAAAGAAACAGGCCCATTTATTAATAATTTATGATGAAAGTCTTTAATATCTCCTCTTTTTTCTTTTAAGAATCTATCTCTTAATTTAATAATCTCGTATTTTCCCATTGTATAACACAATGCTTGCGTTGGAATTGAAATATATCTATGAATTTCATTAATATTATCTTTTTCACGATGTGATAAATATTTATTCATTAATTTTAATGCCTTATCAAAATTCCATCCATAATAATTTATTCCAGTGTCAACAACTAATCTTAATTTTCTAAGAATAGTATATTCATTTGTATTATCATTATAATTTGGAACATATATTTCCATATAATGAGCGAAACCTTCTATGAATGCTAAATTTTCATAACCAAAAATTTGATATTTTTCTAATTTATAATGTTTCATATAATTAAAATGATATTGATGCATACATTCATGTATAAATAATGAATATAATGATGATTTAGTTGATTCTTTATAAAAATTTAAATTAATAAATATTTTATTATTACCAGGATCATAATATGCAAGCGCCGATGAACTTTCTAATTCTTTTGGAACAACATTAATTTCAAATTCTTTATCTGGTTTATAATAAAAATATTTATCAATTATTTCATCATATACATATTTTACTGCTTTTTTACAATCATCTAAAAATTCTTCACGCGTTTTATAATTATCATTAGGATATTTTTGTAATTTACAATCTTTAATTAATTTTAAACCTAATTTATGAATATTTTCAGGTGATTTTTTAATACCTAATGTATTATTTATTAATAATTTATATAATATTTTACCATTTTTTAAATGACATAAACCAATAGTTTTACGACATTTTGGTAAATAATATTTTTTTATAAATTTATATAAATAATTAAAATCTTTTAAACTCTTAATATCTTTCAAAAATTTACTACAAACGATATAAGGGACAGTTATATTTAAAGGAAGTCCTTCTTTTAGTTTTTTAATCATAGTTTTGATATAAGAATGAAAATCTATCATTCTAGAAATAAAATGCGTGGATTCTTTAGGATAATCACTTTTATTTTTATCTAAAAAAAATCTTATTTCATTATCATATGAACCAAATATTAAATACAAATCAAAATTATAAAGTATTCTTTTATAAATTAAATCTAAATTTTGTTTAAGTTCAATATCTTGATCTGCAAATTTTTTATATTTTAAGTAAAGTTTATATAATTTATTCTGATATTCTTTACTTAACACATTAGTAAAATGAGACAATGTACGTTTATTTCTAATACCTGCATAAAATCCAAATTGTGAATTTATTTTTATATTATCTTCATAAAATTGTTTAAAATAAATCCCCATTTTTATTCTATAAACAAATATTATAATTATTTAATAATAGAATGAGAATATATATTGCAATCATAATTATGCTAATTTTTTTAGTATTTATATATTTAATATTTAATACTAACAATACTGAAAAATTCACTGCTTCAACTATTGATTATAGTTCAATTGAGGATTTAATAGATGATAATTTATTACCTGATAATCCCTATAAAAAAATTAAATTAAATGAATATGACATTATAACAATATTTAGATATATCTTAAAAAGAGCACCAACCGCTAGTGAAATGTCTAAATTTGCTTATTATGATGATGGAGAATTAAAAGAACTTCTTTATAATTTACCTGAATATGATAAATTAATTAGAATACAAGATAATCATTATAATAATGAAATGGAAAGTTCAATTGCTAAAAAAAATTTATTAATTCGTATAATGAAAATTTATAAAATTATTCATAACAGTAATCCTTCTGACGAAATAGTAGAACCATTAAAAGATTGTTTTATACATTTACAATTAAATGACTATTTATTCATATCAATGCTTGAAAATATAAATTATATAAATTTTGAAAATGAAATTTTATCAACATATGTATTAAGTAAACAAGTTTTATTAAAAGTTTTTAATAAACATTTTAATATTTTAGAACTTAAAATGATCGCACAAGGAAAAATTAATAATATAAATAATATGGAAAATAATACTGAAAAAGATTTAGAAAGTGTTAAAGATGATATATTAAAAGTAAAAAATATTTTAGATAATAATATTGATTTAAATGAATTTATTAAAAATACTTTTCCAAATGTTTATAAAGTTTTATTAAAATCTGCAATTTCTGATTCACAGGATTTAGATAATAAAGATAAAATAAAATATTATTTAAATATAATTGAAAATTATTCTGATAATGAAATAAAAGAAAAATTGGAAATAGATGATAAAACAAAAGAAAAAATAAGCAAATTACCATCTGATACTGAAATTTATTATAGAATTTATGATCCTATTAATTATAAATCAAGTAATACAAGTGATATTAATAATAGACCGCCTATTTGTACTAGTTTAGGACAACCACAACTAACACAGCCTATTTTTACAGAATCTAAATTATTATTTCAAGGAACTGATTTTAATAAGGCATTTGAAGAAACACAAGTTGGAAGTATAATGCCTAAATTTATATATAAAGAATATCAAGATGTAAAAATTAATTAAAGAAATTTATTAAGTTCTCTTAATTTCTTTATTTCTATTTTATTTATTTCAATTTGCTTTGTGTTTATCGTAATTTTATCATTTAAACTATTTATTACATCTTGTAGTTCTAATTTAATTTTATTTTTTTTTTCAAGTTCTTCTATTTTTTTATCTACTTTTTTAATTTTAGTTGTATTTTCTTTATTTTCGTCTTTCTTTCTTCTTCTTTCTTCATCCTTTTTCTTTTGTTTCTCTAGTTCTTTTCGTCTTCTTTCTTCTTCTTTTTTCTTTTGTTTCTCTACTTCTTTTCTTCTTCGTTCTTCTTCTTTTTTCTTTTGTTTCTCTACTTCTTTCTTTCTTCGTTCTTCATCTTTTTTCTTTTGTTTCTCTACTTCTTTCTTTCTTCGTTCTTCATCTTTTTTCTTTTGTTTTTTATCTTCATAAAACAAAAAATCTTTATATTTCTTAGGCATCCTTATTTTTCATAAATATTTTATTTAATTATTACATATATATCTCATAATAACGTTCATTGTATATAATTCTTGTGTTAATAATTTAAACGCATATGGAATTCTGATTTGTACTATATTAGTAGCATTTTTACAATGATTACATTTATAAATATTTTTATCAGGATTTACGTTTGCAATCATCCCACATTCTTTGCAGATAAATACTCTATAATTATCAGCACAATCTAACATTTTCTCTTTTAAGAATGATGCTGTACCATGTCCTATGAAACAATCTCTTTCCATCTCACCAAGACGCAATCCACCACCTCTTGCTCTTCCCTCAGAACATTGTCTTGTCAACATTACAATTGGACCATTACTTCCTCTTGAATTACCAGTCCAAATTGCTTTGCCATTCTTTCTAACCATAAATACTTCACTTGGTACTTGTAGACAATATACTGTGCCTGAATAATTATAAATTTCACAATTACCACCTTTTGTTATAATATTAGATTGTTTAATAATTGCTACTTTCCAGCCATTATTATAATAGGACTTATTTCCATTCCATCCACAATGAATTGCTAGTCTCATAAAATCATCTGCTTTCTTTTCATCATGTGTATTATAAATATTACTATTATTATTCATATAATTAATTAATGTTCTAGCTTGTCTAGTACTTAATTCCCATACCCAATCTGGTAGATATCCATTAATTTCATTGAAATAATTGTATAAATATGGTTCAATAATTGTATAGTTATTGTAATCAATATTTAATTTTGATGTTAAATAATATAAGATTAAATCATTCTGATTTTTATTGATATTAATTGTACCCATTTCGCATTTTGAATATGAAATTAAGATTCCAAATAGTTTCAACCATAATTTCATATCAATTTTCTGATTATTAATTACGATCTCATAATCAGATTTAATCCATCTTGCATTTTTCTTATAAGCAATCGTTTTATTAATAATATCTTCTGCTTTTTCTAATTTATATGGAGACCATGTAATACCGTCAAACTCTTGAATATACATTCTATGATTAATCGTTACGTCTAATTCAACGTTATTATTACTTACTTTATACATATAACCATTATAATCTGGATATTTGTAAGTACAAATTGGATTTTCATAATTTAAAACATTATTTGTAAGTGTAGCAACTTTATCTTCAATTGTAATTTCATTAATTTTTTTCCATCCATTAACAGTCAATACTTCATGATCTTCTGTCAAACAATGAATTTTATCCGCAACCATATGTTTCAATCTTTGATAATAAGTAGGTCCAATGAATATCTCTGTTTTAATTTGTTCTCCTGTTCTACCATTATACATAATTTCATTGCCATGTTTTTCTAATCCAGTTTGTTCTAAAATAGCTGCAATATTTTCAACAGTACAATTATTAAATGGTGTTGCATCTCCTTCTGCGCCTAAATAACAACTTACTTTACCCATAATACATTCCATTAATTGAGCCATTGTCATTCTAGATGGAATAGCATGAGGATTAATAATAATATCTGGCACAATCCCATCTTTTGTAAATGGCATATCTTGATGATCGTATATCATTCCAATACTTCCTTTTTGAGCTGATCTTGATGCAACTTTATCACCAACTTCTGGTTTTCTATTTTTTCTGATTCTAATTTTACAGAATTTATAACCATCGCTATTAGTTCCAACATAATTATAATCTACATAACCATCATCATTTGCTTTCATAACTGTTGAATTATCTTGATATGTATTTTTACCATTAATTTTACGAGGCATAACTTTTCCAACTAATATATCATTTCCATCAATATAAGTATTTTTTGGTACGAAACCAGATTCATCTAATTTACTATATGAGAATGATTCTTTAATTTTTGTTAAATTTGTAGGATTTGTGAATATTTCTTCTTCACCTGAACTGTGATTTTTAGCACATTGATCTCGAAATGCTTTATAATAAGTACTTGTAAATAATCCTCTGTCTAATGCTGATTTATTAATCATAACACTATCTTCTTGATTAAATCCAGAATGTGTCATGATTGCTACAATTGCATTAACACCTGATGGCAATTCATTACTATTAGTATATTTTGATAATTTAGTTGATACAATTGGTTTTTGAGGATAATTAATAATATGTCCCATTGTATCAATACGATTTGTAAAATTACTTGCGAAAATTCCAAGTGCTTGTTTACCCATAGCACAATTACTAACAGCAAATCCATTTCCGCCAATGAAACTATGAAATTCGCTTTCAATTGTTAAATCAGAAATTCTATGATTATCAATTTTTGTTTTATTTGCAAATGGTACGAACATCAAATTTCCTTCAAATGTAATTGTATTTTTAAATTCTTCAAGAGTATAATATTTCTTCAAATCATTTTTATAATAATAATCAGAATATTCAGTATAAGCAACAATTAATGCTATTTTCTTTAATTTTTCATTATTATAACGAATACCAATTTTATTATAAAAGCCGATAATATTAAAGCTCCAATCTAGAGGCAATTCAAATTCTTTAATAATTTCATTTACATAAATATTATCAGTTTTATGAATATCTTCATTAAATAATTTACTTACATAACCTGCTACAAATTCTCTTTTAACCAATTGACTTGATTTTAATAACCATTTATCAATGTTTTTGATGATATTTTCAATAAAGATAATAAAGTTAACACTATAAATACCATCATCAAATCCAATTGTTTTAATATCAATATCATAATCATTTTTATCATAATCATTATTAAACATTGTTTTATTATTCATATAATATCCTGCTAAACGACTAATTACTGGCATATCATAATCGTCATTGAATAATTTTTGATTAATTTGAATACGTTCAATTATTTCATTATTTACATAATTAGGTCCAATATTAATTCCCAATTTAGTTGAATTATTAAATTTATCAACTTCAACCCATCCATCATTAGTCATAAATTTATGATCTAGTGTAGCAATAATATTTTTTCCAGTAATTGTATCAATAGAATATACAACTTTGTTAGTAATACGATTATAATGATATACAACTATTGATTTACTTAATTCTTTTGTAGTTGGATTGAAACATACAACATTATCTCCAATTTTAATATCTTTAATTAATTTATAACTTCCATTGCTTAACATAACTTTTTCATTTTCATTTAAACATTGATAACAATTTCTAGGAGATTGATTATGATCGCTAAATGGAATATTTACACCTAAGATTCCATTCATTAAACTTGCATGAATTTCACAATTTGTATAACGAGGTGGCATAGCATTTCCTTTAATACCTTTTGTTAATTCCATATAATTAATAGCAATCAATGAATGATTTAATTCATTAGTATCTAAATATTCAACAAATCCTTCTTCATCACTTGAATTATTAGGACAGATGAAATTGTCAAATGTTTTGTCTTTAATAAAATCATTCCAGCTAATTTTCTTTTCTCTTAAAATACGATTAATTCTTAATTCACATTTATGTGTTTTTTCATTATAGTCGACAATTAATAATGGTCGATACATTCGACCTGATTCAGTACTAATACAGATACATCTTCTCAAAATATTCCAGTAAATCGATGTCATTGGATAAATAATTCCACATCTTTTGTAATGTTTAAGTTTTTTATATAATTCAACAGGATTATTATGATATCCAATAATATCACCATTAATCTGTACGTAAATATTATTTGCATGTCCTAATTCTTTGAAATAATTAGTAATTTTATCACGTGCTTGTTTCATTGTTTCTGTTTCAATATGCCATTTATCATTATTTTCAGTAATATATGAATAACTGTCGTCATAAATAACAGTTCCTGATTCAACTAGTAATTGTCGAATATGAGTACTACTCATAGCAATTGAAATAATTGTGCTTAAAGCAATATTTTTAACTAATCCAACTGATCCACCTTCTGGTGTTTCAGCGGGGCAAATCATATTAAATTGTGTATTATCTAATTTACGAGGTTGTACTAATTTACCATTTTTTTCAATTGCTGTACTAATTCTTCTTAAATGTGATAAAGTGCTTGCGTATGACATACGATTTAATACTTGTGATACACCTTGGCGAATATTTTGAAAACTACCAATACTTTTAATTCCCCAATTTCCAGTTGACAATGAATATTTTAGCCATGAATCTAATAGCGATTGTTTAAAATAACGATGAATATTATTATCATTAATAATGTCTGTTGTTGTATTATTATAATTTGCTCTCCATAAATTAAGTTCGCGTTCAATTAATCCTTTAATTTCTTTACTCATTTTTCCATAACACTGTCTGAATAGATTACTCAATAATATTCCTGGACTATCAATTCTCTTATTCATATAAGAATCACGATTATCATAATTATCATAACCAAGATAGATACGAATCATTTTACGAATCATATAACCCAAATATAATGCTTTGCGTCTATAATTTTTACCTACATGAGGTAAGAAATCATTTGTAATATTATCTCTTAGAATTTTGATAGCATTTGTAGTAGTTTTATTTACACCTGTCATGATTTTAATAAGTACTTCTTCTGCTTGTTCTTGTGTATGAATATCAGATGCATCTTCACAACAAGCCATTAATTGACCGATAATGCGCTGATTGTCTTTATTATCTAAATCATATACAATATGTTGAATAATTTCTCTATCAGATAAAATACCAAGTGCTCTAAACATAATAAAAACTGGAATTTCACTACGAATGAATGAAGTATTTAAACGAATACTGCGTCCCATATGATTTAATTTTCCACTCATATTCAAGCTCGTTGTTTTAGGTGGTAAATAAATGCTATCACTCATAGAACGAATTTCAGCATATAAACCATCACTATTATTATTTGGTGCAAATACTAATGTATCATTTTCATTAATTCTATCTTGCATAATTAAAACTTTTTCATTACCATTCACAATAAAATATCCACCATAATCATATCTACATTCATTATTATTACTGTCGCCAATAGCAGGTACTTGATGTAGAATACAAGCTGTTGAACGAACCATAATTGGAATTTTACCAATATAAACATTATTTACATATTTGTCAATCTTTACAGTTACATTATCTTCATTAAGATATTCAATAACTACGTGGACGTTCACATATAATGAACTAGAATAAGTTAAATTATTCATTCTAGCAATATATGGTGTCATAATAGTTTGTGTTCCATCTGGCAATTGATAAATTGGTTTTGTCAATGATGGACTTAAAACATTAATATTAATTTTTTGAATTTTGTTATCTTGTTCGTATTGTTTTGTTGAAATTTTGATTGGATTGAATCCAGTAATAATTTGAGGCAATGTAGTATTAATAAATTTATTATAACTATCAATTTGATGTTTAATTAATGGACTAATAGAATCAACTGACTTATTGTCAATAAAATATTTATCTAAAATATTCCAACAAAATGATTCTGGTAGTTCCATATTATTAATAATTTAAATCGATTATATAAAAATATTCATTTTTTTTTATATATAAAAAAAATATATATTAATAAACAAAAAAATGCGTTTTTTATAACTCATTGTTTTTATTCAATATTTTATCTACACCATTTATTATAAAATATCCACCATTATCTTCTTTATTTATTATTGTAGTCAATTTACATTCAGATGAACCAATCATAATTGGAATACTTCCTAACCAAATATTATTAGCTGTATTTATGATTTTTTTATTTTTGTCGTAAATATTCATATCAATAAAAATATCAAATGAATATGTTAAATTATATTTTTTAGCAATTTCAGGCGTAATTATAATAAATGTTCCGTCTTCAAGTTTATGATGTTTTTTTATTAAAACATAATTTATCACGTTTACACGTGTCTTTTCATTTCTGTTTAATTCTATTTCTTTAAATCCCAAGATATTTTTAGGAATTTTATGTTTCAAAAAATTATTAAATATAGATATATTTTTTTTTATATTTTCACTATTTAATTCATCATCTTTATCAATAAGGTAATTGTCTAGAATATTGAAGTTAAATTCATTTTTAGTAGCCATTATGTTAATATTTATTTTAATAAACTAAATCATTTTTTATAACTTTAATAAAAAATGATTTAATAATTTAATAGTATTTTTTAATATATGAAAAATTTTATTAAATTAACATCAAGAATAATAAATAAAATGCATATTATTCAAATAGTCAAATTACCAAATAAATATGAAATACATATGAATAGATATAGTATTGATGGTACTGTAATATTTGGAAGTGGTGGATTTAATACATCTGATTACATTATTAATATATGTAATATTAAAAATAAAAAAGATTACGAAACTATAACAGAGGTTATTAATGAAATTAAATAAATTATTTTTATTTATAAATAGTATAATATGGAAAAAAGTCTAGAAGATTTAAGTAATAATGAATTAAAAGCAATAAAAGCAATCATAAATGGATATCCCATGACATCAGAAATGATGAAAATAAAGAAAGATTTAAATAATGAAACTGGATCAATATATAAAAAAGTTTATACTTTATTAAAAATTAAAAATGATAAAGAAAAAGCATTAGAAAAATTTAAAAAAGAAGAAATGAAAAGATATAGAAGTTTTGATGAAAGAAAAATTGATATATTGCATAAATCATTGTCTTTTAAAAGAAAAATACCTAATTTACAAAAATTAAATAAATCTATGAAATCTATAAAAATTAGACCTACTAAATCTAGTTCAATTAATTATATTAATGATGATAAATATAAATTATATGATGATAATTATAAAAAAGTTATTAGTGCAAGATCTAAAAGTTTAACTGAATCTAAAAATACAAGTTCTGCTATAAATTTAGAAGATGAAGAAGATATAATTGATAATTTAAAATCATATATGGATAAATATTTTTACCCAGGAAATATTATACGATATTTATCAATGTTAGATAAAAGATTTTGTGATTTTAATGAAACATGTGATTATGGTAGATTTAAAAAAGAAAGTGATTATAAATGCGGTACAATACATAATAATATTTTTTTATATAATTTTTTACAAATTATCGATGTTAAATGTTTGTATATATGTTTTCATAATGGAAAGCATTATATATCTCCTTTAAATGATAAAATATTTTTAAGTTTTATACAAACTAAATCTAACTTACCTTATGACAATATGTTAAATAATCCTGAAATTAATAAAAAATATTATGATACTATTTTATTATCATTAAATAAAACATTTGCAAAATTTAGAAATATATTTTATAATTCTGAAAAAAATAAATTAGAAATACCATGTCAATTGTATGATTTAGTTATTAAACATAATATGTTTAATTATGATATTGAAATTAATCCAATGTTAGAAGTTAAATTATCAGGCATTAATAATAAAAATTTTATTTCTAGTATAATAAATAACAATAGTCATAGTATTTCTGTTATAAAATTAAATGATAAAAAATATTTTAATCCTGCTTATGAAAATGGAATAACTGAAAAATATCGAATGTATGAATATACACCTTTATTTAATCAAAATTATTATTTAAAGAAAGACTCTTTTAGTAATACAGAACATGAATTAAATAAAATAAATATTAAAGATATTGAAAATATTGAAGATATTAAAGGTGTTAGAGAACTTTATAATTCACGATTTATGTATAGTTTAAATAAATCAATATATGCTTATACTGGTGATAATTTGCATTTATTTTCAAATAGACACCCATTAAGAAAGCAAAAAAAATATAAAGTAATTAGCGGAGGCTCTTCTTTAAAAAATAATATTAGCTTATATATTCCATCAAATAAAAATGGAGTTTGCTGGTATTTATCAATAATATCTTCTATTTTTTATTCTGATGAAATATCTTCTATAATGCTTAATAAAAGTGTTAGATATATTAAACGATCAATTGATCTTTTAATAAAATATGGAGCAGAATTGGATACTGTTAGAAATGAAACTTTAATAAATTATAATAAATTTAATAAAGATAAAACAAATATCATTAATATGTTAATTTATATAAATATTTTTGTATATACATCATATGCTTTAATTGTTAAAAATAAATTACATGAAATAACTGATAAAAAAAATTGGATATTATGTTTAAATAGTTTATTTGAAAATGAAAAAATTATAAATTATTGGAATATTTATTTATTAAAATTTACATCTATTGAGTGGCAAAAAATAAAATAAATTATTTTTTTATCATAATTATTTTTTTAGGTATAATACTTAATATTTTATAATTATTAAATTTCTTTTTATTTTCTTTATTATCATCACAACTAATAATAAATTTATTATCCATATAATTACTTATATCAATCATATTTTCATTTTCATATATAAAATCATGAGATAAGATTTTATTCAATTCTACGTTTATAAATTTAATATCTTTTATTAACTCATATATTTTTTCTAAATCTTTTAAATTAAAATCAGTGTTTTTATATAAAAATAAATACATTGATGATGCTTCAAATGAAGATTTATCAGGCAATTCACAATATTCATTATATAACCAATTATAATATTTTTCTTTTTGGTTTTCATTACTTTCTTTTAGAATTTCTTCATAATTTATAAATAATTTTTTATAATTTTTTTGAATATTTATATAAATATTTATAATTGGACTATTTATAAAATTATAGATATAAATATTTCCATGTATTGTAATAATATCAATTTTAATATATGAAAGTAAATTTAATAAAAAATATTCATTGTTTATATTAATTCCATGATAATTATTTATTTCTATGGGATGTTCTAATAATAATTTATTTGAAATTTCTGTATTTTCAGTTGTATTTTTTAACAATTGTGGTACTATCATTTGTGGTTGATTTAAAATAATATTTTTAACGTTTTTATCATTATAAATAATATCATAATTATCATCTGTTTCATCATCTATAATACAACCATTTGCTTTATTAACATGTAATCGAAAATGAGATTTTTTATTAAAAATTTTATTACATTTTTCACAAATAAATTTATTCATAATTTGTAATAATATTTTTTTTTAGAATAAAAAATAAAAAAATATATAAACTTATGAAGATTAATTATTATTAATATGTGTGGCATTTGGGCTCATATTTCATCTATAAACAAAGACTATTATGAATATTTCAAAAAAATATCACATAGAGGACCTGATGTTTCTAATTATATGAAATTGCCAGAACTTGCAATAGGATTTCATAGATTAGCAATTGTTGAAAAAAGTTTTAAAGGTATGCAACCATTTTTAGATAAAAATTTAAGTTTTATTTGTAATGGTGAAATTTATAATTATCTTGATTTAAATACTAAATATAAGATTGAAAATTGTAATAATGATTGTCAATGTATTTTAGAGCTATATAAAAAATTATCTTTTAATGATTTTATTAATGTAATTACAAAAGAACTTATTGGTGAATTTGCTTTTATTATTTTTCAATTTGATGAAAATAATAGACTTTCAAAATTTATTAGTTCAAGAGATATTTTTGGTGTTAGACCTCTATATTATGCTAAAAATAATAATGATTTTATATTTAGTTCCGAATTAAAAGGTGTTCCTCCCGCTTTTTCAGATGTAAAAGAGTTTCCTTGTGGTAATATATATTATTATGATTATATTAATGAAATTGAAGAATATTATGATATAACAAATGGTATTTATGATACTAAAACAGATCCTATGTATGATTTATCACAAATTAAAGATAGTCTAATTGAAGCTGTTAAAATAAGATTAATGGCTGATAATCCAGAAGATATTGGTTTTTATCTATCAGGAGGTTTAGATTCAAGTCTTATTTGTTCGATAGCATCTAAATTAGTATATCCTGCAAAAATTAAAACATTTTCTATTGGTTTTAGAGATTCTACTGATTTGCCTTATGCTAAAAAGGTTGCAAATTTTATTAATTCTCAACATAAAGAGATTATAATTACTGAAAATGATGCTTTAAGTGTTATTGATGAAGTTATATATGCAACTTGTAGCTATGATATAACAACTATCCGTGCTTCGTGCGGACAATTTTTATTAAGTAAATATATTAAAGAATTTACAAATATTAAAGTTATTATTAATGGCGATGGTTCTGATGAAGTGTTAGGTGGTTATATTTTCAATTTTTATGCTCCTGATGCTGATAGTTTTCATAAATCATGTTTAAAATATACAAAAGAAATTCATATGTATGATGGTAGAAGACTTGATAGATGTTTAGCATATTTTGGGTTAGAAGCAAGAGTGCCATTTTTAGATATTAATTTTGTTAAAACAATTTGGTCTATACCTCCTAATATGCGAATGCCAACTTATTCAAATTGTGAAAAATTTTTATTAAGACAAGTATTTAATGATAACGTACATTTACCGATCGATTGTTTGTATAGAAAAAAAGAAGCATTTAGTGATGGTATTTCAAGTAAAGATAAATCATGGTTTTCCATTATTAATAATAAAATGAATAGAGAAAATATCAAAGATTTAAAAGGATGTCCTTCAAATGAAGCTTATTATTATAAAAATAAATTCATAGAATTTTTTGGTGAAAGTAGATTATCTATTTTACCTCATTATTGGCAGCCAAATTTTAAGAAAATAGACGAATATATAGATCCATCAGCAAGAGTATTAAATGTTTATTAAATATTATTATTTTTTAGATTTAAGAAAATAATATAAAAATAAAGTAAATGCAATATTTGCTAGATTCAAAAAAAGAATATACAAACATTATTTTAGATAATATTACTGCTCCAATTTGTAATTCAATTTATAATATGTTTAAAAGTTCAAATAATAATATTAAAGATTTTCAAACTAAATTAGCAAATATCAGAAATTGGAATAGTTATAATATTGATGAATATTATATTTCTATTATGAAATTATGTAAAATTAAAAATTTATCTCAAATTTTAAATCAAATTATTATTTTAGATATTCAATTAAAAACTGAAAAAAAAAATATTAATATTAACAATATAAAATTTATAAATATTGAAGATTTTATTTATAAATGTATAGTAAATGCAAGTATTTATTGTTGGAAAAATGCTTATCTATTCGCTCAAAAAAATTTGAAACCTTCTGAAAAACAATATCATTTAAATATTATTGAAAAAAATATTAAAAAAATTATTAAAAGTACTATTCGAGATTCTACTCCATTTGAATTAGTTTTTGATAATAATTTATTTTCGCCAAATTTAGATCCAGAAAGAAAAACAGTAGTTTCAAATACTCAACATCAAATAGAGAAAAATTTTGATGATTTTGATATTAATGATAAACCTGTTGAAAAAATCATTTTAGAAGAAGAATATCAATCTGATGGAAGTGATATTAAATCACCAATACCACAAAAAAAAATATTAAAATATAATGATGATAATCAAAAAAGCAGTGATGATAGTGATGAAAATGTAAAAAATGAAGTTTCATCTAATGAAGAAGAAAGCGATGTAGAAGAAAGCGATGAAGAAGAAAGCGAAGATGAAGATAGCGAAGAAGACGAAAGCGAAGATGAAGAAATAAATGTTAAAAAAGAAATTAAAAAAAGCAGTGATGTAAGTGTTAAAAAACAAGTGAATGAAAGTAGTGAGGAAGAAGAAGTTAGTGTAAAAAAACAAGTGAATGAAAGTAGTGAGGAAGAAGAAGTTAATGTTAAAAAACAAGTAATTGAAAGTAGCGAGGAAGAAGAAGTTAATGTTAAAAAACAAGTAATTGAAAGTAGTGATGAAGAAGAAGTAATTGAAAGTAGTGAGGAAGAAGAAGTTAATGTTAAAAAACAAGTAAAAAAGCCAATTAATGAAATTAATAAGAAAAAAGTAGTTAATCAAAGTAGCAATGATAAAAAAGTAAGTATTAAAAAACAAGTTATCGATAGTAGCGAAGAAGAAACAAATGCTAAAATTGTTCCCGAAATTAAAAGTTTATTAAATGATGATATTAGTATATATGCAAGTGAAAATGAATCAGATATACCAAAAACACCAATTAATAGTAAAATTAAAGTAAGAAAAGATATTTTAAATGCTCCAACCAAAAAGAAAACATTTTTTAAAGCAAATTCTTCAAGTGAAGATGAAGAAAAAAACAGTTTATATAAATCAAGTTCTGAAAGTAGTGATGATGATGAAAGTAATTATAATAGTGAAATAAGAACAATAAAAATAAATACTTCTGTTGGTAAAAATAGAAAAAGATATTACAGTTAAGCTCTGCTATTTTTACAATTATTATAATATACACAAATTTTCATAACAAATCTTGATACAATTGAGGAAGTTAATACATTATTATTTTTATCATAAAGATTGATATCTAATCTATTTAATTGTGATACAATCGGATTTACATAATATTCATTTTCGCTTGAATTAAAATCATTATAAATTGTAACTAAACCAGTTGTTTTTTTATTATCTCCAGTATCAAGTATAATAGAATCAAAATAGCTAATATTAGTTAATATATTTTTAGAATTTTTTAAAACTGTTGTCAAACGATTATAATTATTTAAATCAATAAAAACACTATCTAAATTAGTTATTATTGTATCATTACTTAAAGTTGTTGCAGGAATAGATAAAGCTGAATATATTATTTTAATTTTATAAACATCTCTTAATGGTTCTGTTAAATTTACATAAAAACTATAATTAGTAGGCGTATTTAAAAAATTTGCATTTGAACTATCAACTAATATTACTTTATAATCCATTGTATCTGTAAAATTAGTCATTTTTAACTTATATTATTATTTTATAATATATTTAAAAAAAATTATCTACATATATCATACATTATTAGTAAATGTACTTGATATAATTGGTGTATTTGGTGCTGTATTTGGTAAGGTTTTTTTAGTACAACATATACTTGGATTTTCACATAATTCAACAATATCAATAGTTAAAGCCACTGGTAATGTCATTTTACCTTCATATTGTTTTTTAATTCTTTTTTTAATAGATGAAGGAAATGTATATTCCATTCCATCATATATTTGATCGTAATCTTCAATTATATTAGTTATAAATTCAGAAGAAACATTATCAATATCATTTGTTAATTTATTATCTATAACATGGGATAATTTATTAAATTTACCTTTAACTTGATGAAAAAGTTGTATATGTTCATATATTTTAAAATTAGATATTAATGATAATATTAAACCAGTTGATGAATTAAGTATAATATTTAATACTTTTAACATTTCTTGATCGACAATAATAGCATTAATTATAACCATTGCTGAATTTGTTATAATTAATGGAATATTTATCATATTTTTTACAAAACTAAAATAATTATTGGATTCCTCTGCTAATACTGAACTAATAAAAGCTTTTTCTTTATATTGAATTAATAAATGACGTTGTTGATCTGTAATAGGCATTTTTATATATATTATAATATTATATAATTATTATAAATCATTACAACTATAACATCTTTTTAACTTACTTTTAATATCTTTTTCAAATAATTCAGAATTTGTTTTTGTTATTTTCTTTCTCTTAAAAATTTTTGTTAATTTCTTTTTAATTTCTATTTCTTTTTTTAATTTATTATTTAAATCATTAATAATATATGCTTTTTCTTGTAATTCTAAATTATTTTTAATATTTTTTATTGCATCTTTTTTTAAATATTCAATTATATTATTTTTTTCTTGAATTTTATTATTAATAATTATAATTTTATAAATTAATATAATAATTATAACTATAATTATCATAATATTATAAAATATTTAAATTATTGCAACTATAATATCTTCTAAATGCTATTTTTTTAGATGTTTGTTTAAATATTTCTGATTTATTTTTAAAGAAATCTTGTTTCTTTTTATTTTTAAACGCAATAATAATATTATGATATTTATTATTTTTTTCTATTTGTTCTTCTAATTTTTTTAATTGAGATTTTAATTTAGTATTTAAACATACATTTTTATATTTTTCATTTGTTAATTCTATATAATAATTATTATTTTTTACTAATTCATTTTTAAGATAATCAATTACAATATTGTAGCTGTTTATTTTATTTTTGATATTATTATAAAATAAAATAGATATTGAAAAATATATTAAACAATTTATAATATTAATTATTATAATCATTTTAACATTTTATATATTTAATTCTCTAAATAGATATTAAAAAAATAAATTTATAAGGTTGGTATAATTTTGTTATATAAATATTTAACCATTGTTTCCCATCTATAATTAGTTAAAATATGTTGACGTCCTTTATATCCATGTTTATTCATTAATTCTGGATTACTAAAATATTTCCAAAATGCTTCTGCAAAATCATGAGGATCGCATAGTTCTGCTACACCTCCTATATTATTATTTTTGCAATCTAAATATATATTTACTTTTGGTTTAATAATAGTTGATATATTTTCATTTAAAAATTCACGCATTCCACCAACATATGAAGAAACTTGCGCTTTTCCTACTGCTAATCCTTCAAACCCACATAAACCAAATCCTTCTCCGTCAGCAGAATTTACACCAATATCACATGCATTATATAAAATATTAATATCACGATCTGATAATTGTTGTGGTAAAGCTACTGGAACAATTGTAGCTTTTGCATATTCTGCTGGTATTCCTCTTAATTTTGTTTCATTCTCTAATACATCTAGTAAATCCCAATATCCATCCATCATGGTACCAACAACCAATTTAATTGGTCTAGATGTATATTTATTAATTTTACAATCAGCTTTTGTAAGAGTTTTTTTAACATTAACTAAATAATGTCTTTCTACAAATTCAGCCCATGCAATTATAGTAGTATCCCATCTTTTTCTAGGTTGATTTCTATTTAAATTTAAAACCATAAAATCATTTTCATCATAATTATAATATAATCTAGCAACTGTTTGATCTATTGGATAATATAAATTATGATCGAAACCATGAGGAAATACATGAATTGGCATTTCTGGTTTAATACCTAGTTTATAAGCTATTTCTTTCCAATATGGTGTAAATGCAATAATAGCGTCATAAAATGTATTTAATAATCCAATATATTCTTTTCTTTGATAAGTATATACTTGATCCATATATGATATTAATTTAAAATGATGTTTATTATTCCAACATTCATTAACTAATGTTGCTGTCAATGATGATGTAATTATAGCATCATTAAAAATAATTATTATATCCTGTGGATGTTTTTTAATATAATCGCCAATTTCTTTTTCACCAAATCCATTTCTTTTTGGTTCTTCATGAGCGTAAGCATCATGAATAATAACACTTGGATTAACATCACTTCTTAAAAATGTTTGATTTTGATTTTGATTAAAATTTTGAAATCCATAAACAGTTAATTCGATATCATCATAATTTCCTAAATATTTAGTTATATAATACATAACTCGACTATATCCATTGCTTTGATGAATATGTGTACCAGCCCAAAGTATTCTTTTTTTACCATTTTTAGATGGATACCACCAATCATCATTTATTTTAATATTTTCTATTTGATTTGTTATAACAGGTAAATTTATATTTTCTACTTTATTTGTTGGATTTTGATTTATACTTGGATTATTTGTAGAATTGTTTATAATTTCTATCATTTTTATAAATATATCTTTAAAAAATCTTTAAATCAAAATATGTGGATAATATGGTTTTAAACAATTTTCCATTAAAATTTCTGGTGTAATTTTATCATTATTATCTAAAATAATATTCAATAGTTGTTCTGAAAATCCTGATAATATTGATGTATTTTGATAACTATTGTCAATTGGAATATTATTATATGTGCCATTTAAATTCCAATAAATAAGTTCGGGAACATTTAAATTTTTATCTGTAAATTTTTTGATAAATTTTTCATGAATAGTTTTCATATCATCATCGGAAGATTTGTCAAATTGCATATCTGTAAAACAAATAATTTTCTTATATGAAACAAGATTATTCTCAATAAGTAAATCAGCAACTTTTAAAAAATCAGTATTTAAGCCAAAATCACATCTCATCAATGATTTTAGACGATCACATAATGATGTCCCTGTAATATCAAAAAATTGTGGATTATTTGAAAAGGTAATTACTTTATTATGTAAATAATCTTTATTTATATGAGATAATAATAGTCCTAGTGCAAGAGATACATAAATAGGTTTAACTTTAAAAGTAGAATCAAACATAGAACCAGATACATCAACAATTGGAATAATACCTTCAAATTCTTTATTTTCAAATAAATTGACAAATGCTTTCCATTCATTTTCAATGGTTTCATCATATGTCAAACGATTATCCATATAACTTTTAATAATTTCATGAGGCAATAATCCAGTAATTTTCAATTTAATTTTATTATTACTTACATTTTCAATAAATGTTTTATATTTTTCTTCATCATTTTTCATAAAAGCTTTTTTATATTTTTTTAATGCTTTTGCAGGAATTTTTTCATATTCGATTGCTTCCCAATCTTTATTACACATTTTAGTTTCTACTAAATTTAATTTACTACGTAATGGTGATATATATTCTTTGCGATATCTTTCTTGATATTTTTGAATATTTTCATTATTAAATAAATAACGTGCGATTTTTATAACATTTTTATCGTTTGGACTAACCGCCCATTTAGAACATAATGAAATATTTTCACCATTTTCAAGATTTTGTTTATCTTCTTTTAATTGTTCTGCAAATAAACTATATTCATAATTTTTTTTACTAGTTTTTTTAATAATATAATTTAAATCATTCCAGCAACCATATTTATTAATATATGTTTTAATATTTTTTTTATATATATCAAAGTCAGTATCTTTTAACCATAATAAACAATCATTGCTAATAGCTTTTTCTTTTTTACCGCTTATTCTATCACGTGCATTAAATATAATTGCAATTGTTTTTAATTTATCCAATTCCCATGATTTATCCAAAAAATCTTTTAATTTATTTTTATCAAAATCTCTAACCAATTGTATAAATAAATCTAAATTTGCATTATTTGTTGTTGTTATTATACTAGATGGTAAATATTCATCCATTATTTAATAATATTACGATTATTATTTTTATATATTATTTAAAAAGTAGAAATAATATGAAAAAAAAAGAGTTAATTGAAAAAATTAAAGAATTATATCCATATTATAAAAATTTACAAAAAATGAGTATAGCAGAATTGCAAGAAATTTATGATAAAGATTGTAGTAATTTTTTACTAAAAAATCACTATAATAGTTGCTATATGGATTCTTTATTTATCGCTTTATTTCATGACAAAAATAAATATATTTTTAATTTATTTTTTAAATCACAATTAAAAGATTTTAATGATATTAAATTAAATAAATTAGCAAGTGAAATTAGAGATGAATTGTTAAATATATACACAAGAATATTTACTGATAAAAATAAAGAATCAATGGTATGCAAAAATTTACGCAAATTATTTCATAAGTTTTCTAAATTATACAATATTAATAATGATTTAAAATGGAGAACAGATCAATTAGAACCAATGGATGTAATAAATATATTAAGCAACATATTTATATTTAAAAAAAATACTAAAATAAATGTAAAACGTTATGCTACAAATAAAAAAACAAAAACAATAAATTATAAAAGTATAAAATTATTATCTGATAAAAATACTTTAAAAGATTTTTCTTCTATTATTTCAATTAATAATTTACTTTCATCTGATAAAGTTGAAATAAAGAAATTATTTCCAAAAACAATAGAAGATACTATTTTTGATAAAGATAATTTATGGAAACCTCATTCTACTTCATCTAAAAAAGATGATACTTATTTAAGAAAAATTGAAAAAATAACTTATTTATCTTCTAAATTCTTATTTATTCATGTAAATAGAAGCTTAAAAACTGGAGAAGGTATTTATGAAAAAATAAAAACACCAATTATTCCTTCATTAAAAATTAAATTAAAAGAAAATGATTTTAATTTATACTTAAAATCAATTATAATTCATCATGGAGAATTTGGCGGAGGGCATTATACTACATTATTTAATTGTAAGGGTGTATGGTATGAATACGATGATTTAAGATCAAAAATAAAATTAGTAGGTACTTTTGAAGATTTATGTAAATATAAAGATGGTTATAATCTTGAAAATTGTACTAATATTTTATATTATTAGATAAAGAACAACTCCAATCATTTATATTTCTACATAAAGGACATGATGCTAGTGATTCACGGTAATCTTCATTTTTCTTATTTGCAATTATATACCAACAATCGTTGCAAACTAAATGTTTACATTTCAATTTAATCATATTTTTATTTTCAAAACACACAGGACAATTATCTATAATATTTGTTAATTTATGTGCTCCTAAATGAATAACACAATCAGAACATAAACCATTTAAACTTGATAATATAATTTTAGGCAATTTTTGATTACAATACTTATAATTTCTACATTCAATTGGATTGCAACATAATGAATAACAAAAACCATTATGATCTCTATGACCGCATATACATTTTTCATCATATTTATCAAGTTCTTCATTATAACATTCACATAAACATTGAACTATACAACTTCCATCGCCTTCACATTTACTAGAAGTTCGCATTGATATTTGTCTATAAATTTATTTATTTATATTGTTTTTTATCAAAATAGAAAAATAATTTATATAAAGATTTGATAATATTAATATGTATCTTTGTAATGAAGGTCGCAATCTAATTATACCAACAGCAATTCCTTTTCCAAATTGAAAACCCCGATGGTATAATGTATCGTATTTTGTATAAAATACACCCAGCAAATTTAAAAAAAACAGTTTAGGTTAGTTATAGTATTTTGTATAAAAATACACACAGCAAATATTCTTAACTATTTCAAAAAGTAATTATGCCAACAGCAAATATTTTTTTTAAAGACAAAAAAATGGCATAATGTTTAATTATTTATTTATGAATAAATAATTTAATGATTTTAATACATATATATTTTGATTATAAATATCTTGTAGGAAAAGATAAGCTCAGCAATTTTAATTATATTATATTATTTATTTTTATTATTTTATCTATGTCGATAATAGGTAAAATAGGACAACATTCCCACAAATGATTCTTAAACAATGTTTGAATCATATATTCACTTGGATATAAATGCTTTAATCCTTTTTTAATATCTGTCATATATTTTTGGATTGATTTGTCTAATAATTCAATACTTTCAATTGGCAATATTAATAATAATTGTTGATGAGGTTTTAGATATTTTCCGTTTAATTTAATTTCTTCAACAACATTTACTTTTAAATAATTGCTTACATCTTTTGCTGTTGGTGGATAGTTATATGGATAATACCATTGATAATCTAAATCCATTTTTTTATAATAATTGTAAGTCCAATAAATTCCTTTAATATAATTAGCACTTGCAGTTGCAATCATAGTACTATCATTATTAATATTAATATCAAATAATCTTTTATAATAATAATAACGCCATTTTTTTGAGTTATTATACATTTCATTTAAAACAGGATCTTTATTTTTAATCGCATATTCTTGTGAATTGCTCGTATAATCTCTTGGTCTTTTTTCAATATCTTTTTTAATTAATGAAATAATATCAACATCCTCTGTTTCTGCTATTTGATTAAAGATATCGGTTAATGTTTCTTGTCTAATTTTATTATTTTCAACAAGACTACCATTGTTTTTAATTGCCAATTCAGTTATGTTAATTAACTTATCTAATCCACCAGATTTAATATTTAAATTTAAAATATGTGGCATAAAATCGTTTCCTAGTATAGAGCACATTACACAATAACTTTCAATTAAATCATTATCATTTTCGATCATCCATTTTGGTTTTAACTCGCAAATAATAGCTTTTTTTAAATTATCAATATTTACATATGTAATTTGATCTTTATTTTCTCTCATTAAATAAATATTATTTTTTCCTGAAATTAATGTTAATATAATTAAATCTGCATCAAGACCATTAATAATAATGGGTCCTTGTATATCAATATCTTTAATTAAATCAAATATTTTATGTTCTCCTTCGCCATTTATATCACTTCCACTAAATACAAATTCTTTATTATTTTTTTTAATAAATTCATTTAAATTATTCATAAATTTTGTTCCAGGTGAAATAGAATTTGTATCCCATTTAGTTTCAATTTTATCAATTTTATTTTTATAAATTGTTAAATATCTTCTTTTTCTTTGTTGAATAATTTTTGCAAATGGTGCAACACCATCAATGCAAATCAATAATTTACGTGGTTTATATTGTGTGTTATATTCAATAATTTTATTCCATAAATTTTTAATTAATTTTTCTTCATTTATTTCATGAGATGCTTCACCATGAATAATACCATTAAAATCTATCGCATAAATATCGATATTATCTGGTAATTTATTAATAATAATATCACTATATTTTGTCGTTAGGTAATAAAAATAATAAGGTATTCCCATTATTTATATATTTTAATGAATTTAATATTTATATAAATCATTTTTTTATTCTTTCTTTTCTTATAGAATAAGAATATAAATAATAATGGGGTTTTATGATTCTTTCTTTGGATCCGAACAAACACAATATACTGCTTATGCTGTTTTAGCTGCTATATCTGCTATTTCTCTAACTATTTTATTCAGTTCAAGTGATATATCACTCGGTAATAGATTTATTATAATATTATTCCTTATTATATCTGTTTTACCATCTGTGTTATTAACTCTTTTCGAACTAACATGTATAGTAACAGGAGGTACTGAACCAAATGCATACTGGTGTAATATATTCGGCTGGGTATTAGCTGCATTCATTATTATTTATTGTCTATTTGTTGTTATAATATCATTTATGTCATTATTTAGTTATAATAGCGTTATTGATGATATACATAATTCAGAAATAAATGACAAAATACCTAAAAATGAATCTGATAACTATGCTAAACAAATAATGAATATTCAAGAAGTACATAAATACGATAATGATATAAATCAACAATATCATTCAAATCAACATGCTCACGTACCTACACCAGTATCTGCACCAGTACCTACACCAGCACCAGTTCAACAACCGCATTTACCTAATAAAGAACCAACTATATCAGTACAAGCATTAACACCATCATCAGTTTTAGCCCAAAAAACTCAACCTGTTCCTGTTGAAAATTCAAAATTATTTAATGTATCTGGTAATGAAATATCTAATATAGGAAGTTATAGCGCTACTGATAAAACCAATGATGTGTATGTATCTGCTTATAATGATGCTATAAAAGATTGTTTAAATGGCAAATGTTATCAAAAATCAACTGATAAATCAATAGCAAAATTCACTGATTACAATGGTGTAAATGAAGATGAACTTAATAATGGATTAGAAGCTTTTGAAAATACCAATTCTTTTACAACAAGTTTATTTAATTTACATGAATTTAATAGCCAAGTTCCAACTTAAAATAATATTTAAGAAATTATTATTTAAATTATAATAATGTAAATAATTTATATGAAAATTATAAATAATGATAAATTAAATTTTAAACCTCATTTATGTAGAAATTGTGGATTAAACGGACACATATATAAAAACTGTCCTCATCCAATAATGAGTTTTGGTATAATATGTTATAAAGTTGAGGATAATGAAATTAAATTTTTAATGATACAAAGAAAAGATAGTTTATCATTTATGGAATTTATACGTGGTAAATATGAATTGCATAATATTGAATATATTAAACAGCTTTTATCAAATATGACTATCGGAGAACGAGATATGATTATTAATATGTCATTTGATGAGATATGGAACTATTTATGGTTTCAAAATGATACTACAAATAAAAATAATAAAGAATTTTATGATTCAAAAAATAAATTTAATACTTTAAGTGAAAATAATTTTTTAAAAAATTATATTTTATCTATTAAAGCTATATTTAACGAACAGGAATGGGGATTTCCAAAAGGTAGAAGAAAAATTAAAGAAAATGATCTTGATTGCGCTGTAAGAGAATTTTATGAAGAAACAAGAATTACAAATAATGATATTGTTGTAATTAATGAAATATTACCATTTGAAGAAATATTCTTTGGCACAAATGGAGTAATGTATAAACATGTTTATTTTATTGCTAAATTAAAAAATAATAATGTTAATATTAAAATTGACAATATGTGTATAGAACAATTGCGAGAAATTCGTTCAATAAAGTTATATAATTATAATGAAGTTTTATCACATATTAAAACATATAATACTGAAAGAATATCATTATTTAAACATGCGAATAATAAAATTAAAGAATACGAAAAAAAATAATTTATTTTTCTTTTCATTCTAACAATTAGAATAAATGCCACCTAAATTGAAAAGACAACCAACAGATGAAGATTGTCGAAAATGGAAGATTAGTAAAAGGGAAAACCCTGAAAAACCAACAAATCCAATATCAGGTTATACTATTGGTGTAAAAAGCCCATATTATAAATTATTAAATAATGAATGCAAGGATGTTAAAACTCCACCTTCTTCTTTAAAAACAAGTGAAACTAAACAAAAAAAAGAAATTCCAATATCTAAACAATTAACAGAAGAATTATGTATTCAATGGACTAAAAATAAATATAAAAATCCAATAAGCAATTATACTATAAAAGAAAATGGTAAAAAATATAAAGAAATTCAAGAAGAATGTAATAAAATATTATCAAAAACTAAACATAAAAATAAACCTATATCTCCTCCAAAACCTAAACCAAAAACATTATCTTCAATATTATCTTCAAAATCACGTTCAAAAGTGTCTTCAACATCACTATTAATTAAAAGTATTTATAATCAAAAAGAAGAAATTAAATATAAAGCAAAAGATAACTATTTTCCTGATATTACTGACACAAATTTTAGAGATAAGTTAATGGCATTAAAAGAAATAAACGTCCATAAAATTAATAAATATGATGATATAAATACTTTTGAAGATTTTGAAAAAAAAGCAAGCGAATTATGTTCTGGTTTTGATAAAAGTTTTTTCCAATATTTGATGGGACACTATTTATCATATAGAATGCCTTATAAAAGTATTCTTATTTATTATTCAGTTGGTGTGGGTAAAACATGTACCGCTATTACAATCGCCGAAAATTTCCTTATATCACATAATAGTTATGAAGAACCTAAAATATGGGTTATTATGCCTGCAGCACTTGAATATGGATTTAAACAACAAATATTTGAAAATAATGATTATAAACATATATCAGATCAATGTACTGGCGATCTTTATGTAAAATTATGTCAAATTAATGAAACAATGAGTGAAGCTGAAGTAGATAAAAAAATTAAAAAAATAATAAAATCGCGTTATCGTATATTTACATATGAAGGATTTGCAACATTTTATGAAAATAATTATATATTAAAAGGAAAAGTAGCACAAGATAAAATTATAATTGTAGATGAAGCACATAATATTCGTCAAGGTAATACCGATGAGAAAAAAAGAGTATATGACAAATTATTAGAAGTTGCAAATGAAGGTATCAATAATAAGATGATTTTATTATCTGCTACACCTATGTATAATGAACCAACTGATATTTTTGATTTAGTTGAATTATTATTATTAAATGATAAAAGAACTGATTATGTAATACCTTCTAAAATATTTGATGATAATAATGAATTATATCCGGAAGCAAAAGAATTTTTAGAAAAAACTGCTTCAACATATATATCTTATTTACGTGGAAAAAATCCATTTAATTTTGCATTTAAATTATCACCAAAATTAAGCGGAATTAAAATATTAAAAAAAACAATACCTTTAACTGAAAATGGCAATCCTATTGAGAATATGGATAAAAAATGGATTAAAAAAGTTAGTGATGGCATTATTATATCAGAATTAGGTAAAAATCAAATTGAATATTTAAGAAATAAAAAAATAGTTGATGAAAATATTCAAAATAACTTTAAAGGTCTTCAACCTATGAATATTGTATATGATAATGCATTAGGATCAAAAGGGTTTTATAATTTTTTTAGAAGAAGTACAGATGCCAATAAAGAAAGTTATTCAGTATCATATAATACTAAATATAAAAATGCTTTAATACCAGATGAAGAACATTTAGGTTTATATTCTGGAAAAATATTAAATATTATGAATATTGTTCGTAATACAAAAGGTGTAATTATAATATATTCTAAATATCTTCATTCCGGTATTATTCCAACTTGTATTGCATTAGAACATATGGGATTTTCGAGATATGGAACTGATAATTTATTGGAAAATCCTACAATTATGAAAGATACTCCTGTATATGAAGGTATTCGTAATCCCCGTTATTGTATTTTAACAAGTGATAATAATGATACAAAGATAATGGGTGGAACAACAATTGGAAAATTAATTAATATTATTAATAATCCAAATAATATTAATGGCGAAGAAATCAAAATAGTATTAATGTCTCCAATTGCAGGTGAAGGTCTTAATATTAAAAATGTGAGAGAAATACATTTATTAGAAGCATGGTATCATTTTAATCGAATAGATCAAATTATAGGTCGAGGTATTCGTAATTGTAGTCATAAATTTTTACCATTATCTAAAAGAAATGTTACTGTTTTTATGCACTGTGCGATTGAAAATTATGAAAGGGAAACGGCAGACGTACATGCTTATAGAATATCATCTAGAAAATTATATCAATCTTCTATTGTCGATAATATAATAAGAAATAATTCAATAGATTGTAGTTTATTTAAAAATATTAATTTTTTCCCAAAATCAATGTTTAAATTAGGTAATATTGAATTAGAAACATCACAAGGCGTTAAAATAGATTATGAATTAGGAGATGATGAATCATATGAACCAAAATGTAATATTATTGATGATAATGAAATTGATGAAAGAGGATTTAGACAAGATACTTATAAACATTTAGCTCTTAATACTCAAATGAAATTAAGAAAATTATTATTAAAATTCATTCAAGATGAAAAATATTATGTAAGTTATGAAGATATCAATGCATTTTTCAAAACTATTGACATAAATATATTAATGTATGCGATTAGTAATAGTATTTATCCTAATATTATTATAGACGGATATATAATAGTTCCTCATGAAAACGGTATTCATATTATAAAAGTTGTTAATGAAATACCATTAAAAATAGCTTTAATTAAAAATGATATGGAAAAAGAAGAAGTTATTATAGAACAAGATGATATAAAACTTTATAAAGATTTTATTAAATATAAAGAAGAACCATTTAATAAAGCAATTATTGCATTATATTCATCGCTAGATATGAAAACATTTGAATTTATAATAAAAAAAATATTTTCAAGTAAAAAATTAAATGAAATAGATAATTTTATTGCAACTTGTTTATATAAAGAAGGTGTATTAATTGCAGGAAAAGAAATACCATCTTATGGATCGCCTGATAAATATATTGGTTTTATTAATATATTTAATGATAATTTTGAACCCTTATTTTATAATGATGGAAATTTTAAAGCATTAAATTCTAAACAAAGCGAACAATTATTAAGTAATAGAAAACAAATTATTATACCTGATATGAATAAAGAAAAAATATTATGGGGATTATTTGTACCAATTTATGAAAATAAAGAAAATAAAAATAAAATAAATGCCTTTAAAATTTTAACAGCAGGAAAAACAGTTGGTAAAAAAACAGGTATTGTTTGTACTTCATTACACAAATCAGAACATGAAACTATTTTTGATGATTTAGAATTGCCAAAAGGTAAATTTACTAAAAATTCATATTGTAGTAATATTGCTGAAAAATTATATAAAATAAATAGAATTTCTTTAAATCCTGCGTGGAAACCAACAATTAGTCTTTAATAAGCTTTATACATTTATTATATAATGAAACTATTATTAAAACAACCCATATAATATTAATTAAATAACACCACATAGATCCCCAAGTTTTATATTTATAATAAAAATATAGAGATATAAATAAAAATATTAATACTATGATACCTTCATTAAATTTTTTTGCTCTAAAAAAAGGATAACTATAAAGTATAAATATAATTAATAATATAAGCGGTGGAATATCTGTATAATGCCAAACTAAATGCCCGTTTTTACCAACATCCATGTAAAATAAATTATTTGTAAAAACATAATAATAAATATATATAGTTCCTATAAAAATTATTGTAAAGGCAATTATTCTTTCATTTTTATCATATAAATTAAAATAATTTATTAATATTACTTGTATTAAAATTATTAAAGAACCTATAATGCTTAAATAATAATTATATGTTTTATTATCAATATATTTCCATGTAAAATATTCTAATAATTGCATAATAGATACCGATAAAGTTATTAAAATAATTTCATTATCAATTTCATTTAATGAAAATACTATTATAGATGATATTATAGCATATATAAATGTATTCAATGAAATTGTTGTATTATAACACATATCTTATTCATTAAATATAAAAATAATTATTAATTAGATATAAATGTCAACATCATTGACTACTAAATTAAATATTACTCCTATAATTACAACATCGGTTTTTACAGCACAACTTGATGCGAAACAAAATACTCTAAATTCTTCAAGTATATTATATGGTATAGGTTCAAATATAACAAATATTAATTATAATAATATAATTAATTTACCGGATTTTTCTCAATATATATCAACCAGTAATTTAGTTAGCTATATTAATATTTTATATAATAGTAATAATTTAGTACCTAATAATACTAATACAAATCCAATATCATATGATTATGGTAATTTGTCTAATGTACCAAGTAATTTATTAACATTAGGCGTCGCTTCAAATATTTTTTTAACTCAATCATCAGCATCGATGGATTATCAATCAAAATTAAATAATACAACAACTATATTTGGTATAGGTTCTAATTTGACATTGGTTGATTATGGTAAATTATCAAATATACCAAGTAATTTATTAACATCAAATAGTGCGTCTAATATTTTTTTAACCCAAGCTTCAGTCTTAAATAATTTTCAATCAAAATTAAATAATTCTACAATTTTATTCGGAATAGGTTCTAATTTGACATTGATTGATTACGGTAAATTATGTAATATACCAACTAATTTATTAACATCGAACAATGCATCTAATATCTTTTTAACATCTTCTATTTTAGGTAATTATCAATCAAAATTAACTAATAGTACAATTTTACTTGGTATTGGCTGTAATATAAGATTTATAGATTATGCTAAATTGTCTAATGTGCCAACAAATATATTAACATCAAATTCTGCATCCAATATTTTTTTAACATCTTCTATTTTAAATAATTTTCAATCAAAATTAACTGATTCTACTATTTTACGCGGAATTGGTTCTAATTTAACATTAATTGATTATAATAAATTATCTAATTTGCCAACAAATTTATTAACATTAGATGATGCTTCTAATAACTTTTTATCATCTGCTATTTTAACTAATTATCAACCAATATTAAATGATTCTACAACATTATTTGGTATTGGTTCTAATTTAACATTAATTGATTATAGAAAATTATCTAATATTCCAACTAACTTATTAACATCAAATACAGCATCAAATATATTTTTAACAAGATTTAATTTGCCATTAAATTTATTAACATCAAATTCTGCTTCAAATATATTTTTAACAACTTCAAATGCATCAAATATTTATCAAATAAAAATAACTGATTCTTCTACATTAGTTGGAATTGGTTCTAATTTAACATTAATTGATTATGGTAAATTATCAAATATACCGACTAACTTATTAACATCAAATTCTGCTTCAAATATATTTTTAAGAATAAATAACATACCAACAAATTTATTAACATCAAATTCAGCATCAAATATCTTTATAACAAGAACTAATATACCAACTAACTTATTAACATCAAATAATGCATCAAATATATTTTTAACACAATCTAGTTTATCAGGTTATATATCATCATTATCAAATACTATTGTAATAGATTATACTAAGTCGCCTGAAATATTAACATCAAATATTGCATCAAATATATTTTTAACAATATCTGGTGGTGCATTAACAGGAGATTTAATTAATAATTATTCAATATCAGGAAATGGTCTAATACAAACAACAAGTAATATAACTGCGAATGGACCTACATCAACTATTACTGCTAGTAATTTAATAGCCAGTAATTTAAGAACCAGTAATATAACTACATTTGGTTTAATACAAACTTCAAGTAATATAATTCTTTCAGGTAATTTAAATGCTAATGGGACTACATCAACTTTAACTGCCAGTAATTTAATAGCAAGTAATTTAACAACCAGTAATATAACTGCATTTGGTTTAATACAAACTTCAAGTAATATTCTTCTTTCAGGTGATATAACTGCCAATGGGACTACATCAACTTTAACTGCTAGTAATTTAATAGCCAGTAATTTAACAACCAGTAATATAACTGCATTTGGTTTAATACAAACTTCAAGTAATATTCTTGTTTCAGGTGATATAAATGCTAATGGACCTACATCAACTATAACTGCTAGTAATTTAATAGCCAGTAATTTAACAACCAGTAATATAACTGCATTTGGTTTAATACAAACTTCAAGTAATATTCTTCTTTCAGGTGATATAACTGCCAACGGGACTACATCAACTTTAACTGCTAGTAATTTAATAGCAAGTAATTTAACAACCAGTAATATAACTGCATTTGGTTTAATACAAACTTCAAGTAATATTCTTGTTTCAGGTGATATAAATGCCAATGGGACTACATCAACTTTAACTGCTAGTAATTTAATAGCAAGTAATTTAACAACCAGTAATATAACTGCATTTGGTTTAATACAAACTTCAAGTAATATCATTATTTCTGGTGATTTAAGTGCTAA